TACTCATTGGTGGCATTGTTTTCTTCTTCAAAGTTACTTACCGATGACTGCTTTCGCTGATTACGTTGCCCAGCAAGATGCTCGCAACACGATTGAACTTAACATCGTTAAGTATGGTCTGATGCTGTGTGATGCTCTCGGGCAAGATGCTCCCGATGGTTATCACTACTCCCTTGATTCTTCGGGGCGTAAGTATCACAAAGTCTTTATGCACATTGGTGATCGTCGCGACAGTATTCACGCTTTCATTGATAAGAAGTCTGGTTCTGTGTATAAACCTGCCAGCGTAAAAGCACCTGCTAAAGGTGAACGTTACAACGTTCTTGTTATTGACTCTCGTGAGGAAATGTTTGAGCGTTGTGATTGGTCTGGAGGTTATCTCTACGCTCGTTGATACAAACTCTCTCATCATTCACCTTTAATTGTTACTAAAATGGACACCCGAGTTACCCTGAATCGAGTTGTTAACACTCTGCAATCTGCACTTGATGTTATGACTGACGCAAGCAATCCTGATGGGCAGGGTTATGCTTATGCTTCTGGATATGCTAGAGGTTCTATGAATCAAGCGATTGACGAATTGTGTGATCTCCTTGATAGTATGGAACCCATTCGTTATAGAGTAACTGAGGTGCAGTTTGACTTTCAAGATGAAGATTTTGAACTGCCTGTGCAACAACAACTTGAGTTGATCCAAGATTGTAAGAATACTGTGTGGACTGTTGATGAAGAAAGTGAATTGGTTGATGTTATAACTGATCACTACGGATGGTGCGTCCAAAGTATAGAATATGAGGAACAGGGTGTGCCAGTTGCCGAACCGCCTACCATTCACCCCTTTTTCCCCTGATGGGTGCCATACTATAAGGGTCGAGAGGGAGAGAGCAATTCTTTCTCTCTCGGTTCACAATCTTACTTCCTGAAGAATGACCAAAGCACAAGCACTTTCTGAGTTCCGTTATGCCTGGAAAGGCGTTGTTGCTGCCTATCCTAGACTGAAGAATGACACGGTTTGGAAGCGTGAAGAGTGGAACAGTTTCACCGATGCACTATGCAAAGGTGGAGAGATTACTGAGAATCAATATAACAACTGGACCAACCCTTTCTGAATACTAATGAAAAACTTCACTGACAATTACTTCACTTTCATTCAAAAGATGATGTTTCACGTTGCTACCATCCTCGCATTTTGGGTTGGTGTTGTTACTTACGCTGCCAAAGGTGTGCGTGAATGGTATAGCAATGGTGGGCAAGAAAGCATCGCATTGTTCACAATGAAGGTGCTGCAATTCATCAACTCGGTATCAGAATCCCTCTACTATTCTGTGGAGGAAACTGTAGACATTCCCCGAGAGGTGTGACAGTTCCCCAAACTGTCTACCAAACCCGCACAGACCCCCTAAATGCCCTATATTGGTCACATCGGGGGGGACTGCTCCCCACACTTCCTTAAGACTCTCAAATGACTATCACCGTGACCAATCCTGAAGGCAAAAAGTATATCTCTCTCGTGGAAGATCGTGCTTTTATGAGTGCAATTCAAGGACTCTACGCTTTCACTGTTGATAACAATGCCGATTGCGATATGGCATACGATTGGGTATGTGATCAGGCAGAATGTCACTCCTTTGTTTGTGACGGTCCCGCGTGGGATATGTTCTACGATACCTGGGAATCTGCACTCTCCTGATGTATTCTGATCCCTGCACAATCGCCCTTCAAACTGATAACAAACTGATGACAATTCACAATCCCTACGTTGCAACTCTCGTTGAAATGGGTTACGACGAAGCAGACTGCCGAGTGGTAGCAAATGCTGGTGTTAAGAAGACTTTTCCCCTTAACATTCACGGTCGCATTTTTGATACTCAAGAGGAGTATGATGAGGCACTCGCTGACTACATCAACGGACTCTGAGATGATTACTTCCAAAGCACAAATGCTCAAAATCATTGCAACTTGTGCTCAACCACATACTCTAACCCGAGAGGAAAAGTTTCAGGTTTTTGTCAATGTGTGTGACAATATGCTTGCTGAGGGTAGACTGAGCAAAGCAAATCACAAACGTTGGACTAACGTTTTCTGATCTAATCAACCACACTTCCTTAATACAATGCTGGTCAAACTTTCCTTCCCGTCTAAAACCAAGAAGACTACTTGCATCGCAGTTTATGAGTTTGCAGATGGGCGAACTCTCGATGCTTGTGTAGCAACTCTGAAGGCAACTAACGCTAAAAGAGCAAACAAAGAGACCACAACTTTCGAGGTGATTGATTCTCACTCTGGTCCTATCTATCGGTGGGATACTAATGCTAACAAGTTTGTGAGTGAGCGTAAGCAACTCGAACGTGCTTACTTTACAACCAAGGTGCAAGAATATCGTGCTGTGGTTGATAAAGTTATTGATGATAAAATCTCCGAGTTCTTTACTGAATGGATGGAAGATTATCGCCTTTTGCATAAACCAATGGGTGCTGTGTGACAGTTGGTCAAACTGTCTACTAAACCCGCACAAGCGCCCAAAAGCGTGTATTCTATAAGAGTCAAAGGAATCGCCCCAAATGACGACACAAACTCCTGAAGCACGTTTCCAACAACTTTTCGAGGAAATGTATGCTCTATGTGATGAGCAAGGTTGGGGAGATCCCTTCTCTTATGCTCGCTCCCGTGAGATTCACTTAGCAGGCGTTCTTGGACATAAAGTTGCAGACACCTATTCTGGTGCTGATGCTTATGACGAAGATGGTCCCTGTGAGTATAAATCTACGATCGGTGACAAACTAACTGCAACGTACAATGGCATTAGTGTACAGAACTCGTGGGAAGAGCAAGAGCGTTACTTGATCGAAGATAAGATCGGTAAGTATCAGAATCACTATTTCGGTCGTTACTCTAACGGCAAGATTGTTGAGGTTTGGAAGATGGATGCTAACGATGTTCTTGCTGTTCTGCTACCTCAACTGAAGAAGAAGTTTGGTACAGTCAAGAACCGCAAAGATCCTCGTCTGGGTTACACTATCCCTAACAAGGTTATTAAGCAATTTGCTACCCAAATCATCTGACTCTCGTTTCACCTCTCACCGTCACACTTTTCCTCCAATGATTCAAACTTCCATCGACCTCCTCGCTAACACCTATATGGACAGACTGCAGGAGCACGTTGATAACAATGACATCGCATCTTCTGATGCAATCTTCTCTGAGTTTGTTGTCGATGGTGTAGATCCTGAGGATGGCAATTACGAGTGGTTGTATGTTCACGACCTGATCAACAACTGATCTCTCTGATACACTAACCACACCACACATTTCCCACTTAATGACAATGACTCTCCTGCAAATCGACTCCAATCGCCGTAATGATCTCACCGACACTTATGTGTGGGATATGATCAACCAGATGAATAATGATATGCTTGAGCAACTCTGCCACGATCTACTTATGGAGTCTATGACTAATCTTTCTGACTATGAATTGTGTGAGGAAGTGTATGACTACCTGGGGCAATCTGAAGAGACTTTCAAAGAGTTTGCTGAGCAATGTTTGACTGATGATGAGGTTAACTCCTACTTGGATGATGCTAACGTCGTGAGCGAATCTCGCAACTAATTGAAGAGAAATCAAGGGGGGTTGTGCCAGTCAACTAAGTGGCACACAACGGTGGCACAGCGCCCCGAAATCGGGTATCTTAAGGGAGTGGAGGGGAGCACACCCCACACGCTAACCAAACTCACTCAACTTCTTCAAAATGCGTAAGATCGAAAAGCAAATGTGTGCCGCTGTTCAGTCTAACTCTGACTGGAAATCTGGTAACACTCGTGTAGAGTTTATCGCTGAAACTGGTGAGTCTAAAGTGTATTTGCACGACAATCTCATCGCTATCATTGATGACACTTCGATGCAAATCTTTGACGGTGGTTGGCAGTCTGTGACCACAAAGTCTCGCCTTAATGCACTCTGTGATGAGTTTTGTATTGCTGGCGAAGGAGTTTTTCAACGCAACTTTAAGTGGTTCGTTCACAAGTTGGTCGGTCAATCTTCCATCACTGGTAAAGTCTTCAACGAAGAACCTTTTGTTAACGGTTACATCTTCGCCTGAGAGTTAGTATGATCAAAGCACTCACAAAACGCCGTTCTGCTAACTACTTCGCGAATCAAGTGAAAGTTCTTCTCCTCATTCTGATTGGTGTCCTTATCTATCAATCAAAGGATGCACGATTCTTTATCTCAGACCGCCTCAATGATGCTTCTGAGATGATCCGTCCCGATCCACAGTTCAATTTTCGCTATTGACAATTACAACTAGATAGAGTACACTTAGGGGATCAAAACGATCCTCTTTTTTATTGTCCAAACCAATGAACTTATCTGATAATTTTGAGAACATTGCACAGTCAAATGTCTACGGATTGTTTATGATGCCCGTGGGAGTTTTCCACAATCCAGATCATACTGAGCACAAGCAACTTATCCTGGATTATATACAAACTCTCGATTCTGAAACTGTCACCTCAGCACGACAATCTATCTCCCACGGTATTCTCCAACTCGGTCCCTCTAATATACTTGACCAACCCGAACTATCCCCAATAAGAGAAACGATCTCACAGGCGATTCTAGACATCAATGCCAACGCTTTTGCATACGATCTACAATCCCCAACCATTACAGATTCCGTTTTAGAAGTACATCAAGAAGGATCATTTCTCGCTCCACACGAGTATGCAAACTGTCTCTATTCTGGCATCTATTTCATTAACTACGATCGCGAAGAACACTCCCAACTAAAGTTCAAACGCACAATCGCCTCTCCATTCTATTCAATCATTCAAGCACCTCAAACTACACAAACGGCGTTTAATCTACTCGATACAAGTGTACCTTACTCAGAAGGAGATATTGTCATTTTCCCGTCTAATCTCTCACACGGGTATGAATCAAACTCTCACGCTAATCGTATCACTCTCTCCTTCAACATTCCCCCATTTTAATAATGAACCCATTTACCAAGATTAACGATAATACGTTCAAAGATGCTGAAGGAACGTTATACAAACCCATTCCTAATTACGAGGATTATTATGTCTCTAATACAGGAAACATTTACTCCACAAAGTATGGTAAATGGAAACGCCTTAAAACTCATCTCAATGAGAATGGATACAGAAGAGTTACTCTAAGACAGAATGGGCGGACTGTAGTAAGAAGATGCGCCAGATTAACCGCATTGGCGTTTATACCTACGGAACTCAATGATTGCAACGTTTTTCACATTGATGGGAACAAAGTTAACGATCATTCTACTAATCTAAGGTGGGTGAGTTCTGTATAGTTTTCCACAGGTTTTTCCACAAAGGGGATTATTTTCTGTGGAATAAAAATGGTCTAATAAATATACCTTACTGTTTTGTTAATCGTGTTAGAATCCCTCTGAGAAGTGCAACCTTAGACTCTACTCTATCGATCGAGAGTTGTCAACACTCAGAGGACACACGAAAAACTGTCACAATGGGTTGACTTTTTCCACAGTCTCCCTTATACTTTCAAAGTCCCTCAAAGTTAACCAAATTCACCTCTAATCTAATGGGTCGCACATACAAACGGAACGACACTTATAGAAGTAATCGTCCGAAAAGTCTGCGTGAAAAGCGTAACAATCGTCCACGTGGTAAGTATGAACAATTGGACAATTATGAGTCCAATTCATATAACAAACAGAACAAGACTAATCGACAACAATCGGAGTATGATTTGAATGGAGATGACATCTATGGTTGACCCTAATGTTATTCAAACTCTAGACACAGATTGGGTAGATGAGATGCTCGAAGATGACTCGGAGGATCTATACGAAGAGTCGCTCTATGATGATACATCAGGCATCGAAATTGAGATCGAATACACTACAGACTATTGATTAAATTCGATGCCTATTCGAGACTCTATGAGGAGGGTAATCTTCCTCCTCAGGAGTTCATCGAGTGGATGCAATATCTGATCGATTGTGAACCCGAACCTGACTACAGTAAGCATAAGAAACTGAGAGAATATTGCATCCTCGAAGGGTTATGCTATGATGTCAATGTAGGGGACGATTAGATACACTTGGCGTATATTAAAAGGGGTCCCTATGTGTAACCTACAAAAGTATAGGGTCGAGCATATTATCGAAACCGCTTTGAGGGTCCCCCCATATACAAAAAATTTTCCCCAGGTAAAAATCCCCCAGGAGGTCGTTTAGAATTTCCCAGTTCCTCTGAGATGAGTCACCTGCAGATAACCTCGGATAATAAAAAAAAACTTCCTATATACTGCAAGAATGTAACGGACGGTATCAGAATGTCTCGTAGGTTTATACTAAGTGTTGAAGAGGACGAACACGGGGATTGTTTCATTACATTACCCGATGAGTTACTTGATGAACTCGGATGGCAAATTGACGATGTTCTAGAGTATACTGTTGAAGGAGAAAACGTTTATCTCAGTAAAGTTGATGAGTGAATTCACTTATGAGCAGCAGAAGTTAATCTTCGATGCTGTGCGGCACTATCAAATGAATCATAATGGTTCACAAGCACATTATGACAAGTGTCAGAAACTATTGAACAGTATTGATGTTAGGGTGAGTCACAATGAAGTCGAATGCGACATTTGAAGTAATTGACAACTTCCTTCCTAACGAAGTATTCAATACAATATATCGACAGATCACTGGAGATCAGTGTTTTCCTTGGTATTTGAATCACGCTAAGGTAATGCACGTCAGTCGTATGATAGATCCTGAGTTACAAGCGAAGGAGATCTACAACTGGCAGATGGTACATAAGTTTTATGAGATGGGTAGACCCCAGTCCCAGGAATGGGAAATACTTCTCCCACTCATCAATGCTTTACAACCACGTGCTTTGATACGAATCAAAGCGAATCTAAATCATCACACAGACAATCTGATTGAATACGATTATCACACAGACTGTGGAGAGTACGGTACAGACCAGTTTGCGGGAGCAACAACTGCTGTATACTATCTCAATGATTGTGATGGTTACACGTTCTTTCAGAGTGGTGAGAGAGTGTATTCCAAGGCGAATCGATTAGTCAAATTCCCTGTCAACACACCTCACGCAGGTACATCAACAACTGATGCGAAATTCAGGTTTGTAATCAATTTGAATTACTTCTGAACCGTTACCCCCCGCGAACGTTGTAACTATTCTAATGGTAGTAGAGAAAACTCTATTGCCATTTTTTTATGCTTATGGTATAACTATTATTACATTCATACACTAATATATGAAAACACTGCAACAGCAACTCAATATCGACAATAGAATCGATGCCTATGATTTTTGGCATCTGTATGAACCCAATTTCAATCAACCACGTAGAAGTAGTGCCAATATTGAGGTTCGTAAATCGATTGGTTTAGACACTGCTCGTCCTGGTGATTTAATTACCTCTCTAGAGGGAGAGATGTGGCGTATTGCTATTCACGTTGAGAATGGTCAGGAAGTGACTCTCCCCTGGATGCACGTTTCCAACTTTGGGCGTGTGATTAGTCACGTGTACCCTAGTGCCACTCAGAAGCGTCTTGGCAAGAGATGGGATCCAACATACCATCGTCTGTGTGACGGCAAGTTGAAGCGTTATAGCGGCACCGATGAGAAGACTTCTGGATGGAAGTTACTTATCAAAATGCCTCATATGGGGAAGTTGGAACCAGTGTGGTTGGATGACGAATGTACTGTTCAAAGTGCAGCATCCAAACGACAGGAGCGTGATATTGCCATTCACACTTTAGTTGCAAATACCTGGTACCCTATCTACGAAAATGTACCTGATGTGGATCCTCGAATGCTGAAAGCATTGAGATGGGATACTGCATCTAAGGAAGATAAATTGTGGATGCAAGAGTTGTTTGAGGTTGATCATAAGGATCAGAACCCATTAAATAACTATGCCACCAACTTCCGTCGAACTACAGGTAAGGAGAACAATCGTGCAGCACTACGTGCACGTGGAGGCAACCACGCTAATCATCGTGGTACTACTATCAATGTTGATGTTGAACCATCCAATAATCTTATGGAGTTGTTTAATGGAAATTCCTGAGTTTGAATCTTATCAAGAAGAACTTGAGTGGAGATTTGATCGTATTGCTGATACTTTGAAGGTATTAGCAGAACGTAGTCAACGTGCAGAACAGTTTCTGAGCAGGGGTGCTGATATGATTCAGTACAAGATTCCTGGACACGACGAGTATTCCAATCTAAAAGGGATCTTTGATGATCTCTATATGCGAATAAATACTCTGGAAGAGAAACTAAATGGTGACTAATGCCAGCCTATATCATTGAAACTGGTCGTAGTTATGAAAACCCCGTAGATTCGGATGATTACTATAGGACGTGGAACTCGTCTGATCATCCGTCTCTCGGCGGTGGTTATCAAATTACATTCCAAGATGCTGGTCCTGGTTCCTACAATTTTGGTAGGGACGAAGTATTTTATATTGGTGCGCCTACAGAAACTTGTGTAGCAAACTGCAATTCTACACGTAGGGGTGTTTGGAGATACTACTCTGGATCAAATGAAGATCATTTGTATTGGGTTGATGAGAGTATCCCAAAGAACGATACCTTTGATAGAAGATCATATAATCACGAACCACGCAATAAGAGAAGATATTTTCAACTCCTAAAAGAGTCTGTTGGTAGTGCAGTTGGGGTATATCTGCATTTTAGTAATGGAAATAAGAATTCGTATCTGTCTTCTAGTAGTAGTGGAGCAGTTCGTTTCTTAGGATATGCATATTCTTCCCAATCTGCTGCCAATTCTGCTGGAGTAACCAATCCTGGCGAATCTGCAATACCTTTGTATCACTATCGGAAGAATAATTCCAATGGATACGATGATTTTTACACAATCAACCCTGCAACAGAGGTAAACTTACAAATTGGTGTCCCTGGAGTGCCCGATCCAGCGGAAGCATTGAATCAAGAGTACCAATATATTGGAATTTACGCTTGGGTGTTTGATGGATCTGCACCTCAAGCAAAAAAACGCTTTGAATCGACAGGAAAAGCATTCAATACAGGTGAAGTTGACCGTTCTGGATGGTACAACTACAATACAACGTGGTCTAGAAGACGATATGAGGATGAACCCACTGATACACCTGCTGAGCAGGGGTGGGGTGAACCAACTAGCGTTGCTCTAGCATCTACTGATGCCAATTTTGAGTGGTTCTATGGTAAAAATGGTGCTGTTAAAGCGTGTATGCCAAGATTCCTTGGTTTTCACGATGCATTTGAAGGACAATTCTTATATTATCTCTACGATACATCATTTCCGTTTAATGGTCCCATCTATGGTATCAATTTTACCACTACAGATGCTCCCTGCTGTCCTGCACGGAGTGAAACCCCGTGTGTACCCAACGTAGAATACCACTCATACTACTATGAGATGCGTGAGGATGCCTGGGTAACCCAGAAAACACGTATTACTGTGGATGTGCCTGGAAAGGGCGCTGCAGAGTCATTCTGGGCGGTAGGAACGGATGATCCAATGATCTTTTTCCGCTACACCTCGTCCAGTGGTGCATTTAGACTTGGCGAAACCCTGAATGGGTGGGAAATACAAAGAGTTCGTTACTTTGGGGATGAATTGAAGTGTGGTTATATGACACTCAAGGGCATTTCATCACAGTTTGGTAATGCATTCACATATAACCAGTCTATTACGTCAAATGACGGTGCTACAGGGGTTGTTTTAGCGGGTTATGGCATCAAAGATAAGGCAGCATTCTTTGGAATTTACGAATTTCCAAAACAACTGTCATATTATAAGGTTGAACTCGACAATAAAGCACTGATTCCGAACAGAACTTTGGATGAGGCGGTATTAGAGGCAATCGTAAACAGTAAAGGCGAAATTGATCACGTAAACATTGTTAATTCTGGTAGAGATTACAGAAATCCAACCCTTTCATTCTCACTTCCTGACGTTATTCGTGAAGAAGGATTCTCTGATGCCGCAGAAAATATCCCAGAAGCGTTTGAAGATGATGTTTCTGGAGAAATTGCACTCTCACTTGAGTCCAGTGATGAATTTGAAAGTGGTGATTACTCAACCAGAAAGATTGGTAGAAACGTTTCTAAGCAAAGATACGTCACACAGGACGATTTTACGGGAACTCTGAGGCAGGCTAAGGGTTATGCAGTCTTAAATGAGATCGGATGTATCAAACAGGTCGTTATTACAGACAAAGGAGCAGGGTATCAACCTGGGGAAAAGGTAGAAATCTACGTTGTAGATCGTTTAACCGAGACTCGGGAAGACACTTTTGTTGGTCCTGGCGCTGCTGACATCAAAACAAAGGTCGATTCTTCGGTGGGAAGTGGTGAAATTGGTGATTCTAGGGTGAGATCTGCATTTTCTGAGATGCAAGAGATCGCTGGAACTGCTCTAGATGTCCTAAAAGAACCAGTTTTATCAAATTATACCGTTGGATACATTAGAAATACGGATGTAAACAACTATGAGAAGACAAAATTCTGCGATGATGTGATTCCATCGATATGTTTAGACCTAGATATGGGATCTCAGTGGGCAGATGTGAACACTTATACAGATGTGAGTTCACTTTGGGGCGAAGTTAACAATGCAAATCCAAATTGGAACCAAAATAATGAGTTTTTTGCGGATATTCAAACAAATTCATCTAAGAATCAGCAGATAATCAACACTAAAATGAACAGTGGACTGCCTGGAATCTTTGGTGGACCGTGTATTGAGACAAATCAAGCAAATTTGTATACGGTAAAACGCTTTGTTGACCTTCCTTGCCCGTATGTTGCATACGATCCCAATGGGGTTGAGAAGGTTTTTGGATACTTACCCTTCAAATATTGCGGTAATGATCAAGAATTTGCAACTGTTAGAGTCACATTGTCAGTAGAAGGTGATGTTTCTGGTGTTAGTTCGGCAGTTAATGAGCGTTTTATGGACTGGTTGAGTTGGTTACCCAAACCAACATTAACTCCTGCACGTCAAGTTGGGGGTGGTGTGAAGTGTCACCCGTGTGTTAGAGGTGCATATAAAGGTAAATGTTATGAAACTGCCAACGGTGAGTACACATTTGTACCTCGTTCTGGGGATGAAAATACATTTGATTACAATGGACCTGGCGCAACACTGTCAACTTCAAATGAAGAGTTGGGTCAATTGAGCACTTGGATCGGTGACAACGTAAATGTTTACACTGGAATGTTCTTCACTCAGACAATTGTTGATGCAAATGACAATCCACTGTATACCAATGACGTTCCATACACGCAACTCACTCTAGATCCGTGCACAAATGGTAAATTTCCTAATGATTGTTGGCACAATTTTGTGGCAGATGGGGTTTTGGATGTGTATTCTGGGTATGACGGCAATGGAGACGGAATTGCATCTGACGATATTTGCTCTGGATACCCGTTTAGATCCTGTGGTGGGTCTCTAACAAGCGGAGATCCCGAAGATCCAATCAACAATCCACCAGTTTATGCCGCTGGTAGTTGGGCATTGAGGAATGTTATTCACTCAACAGTCGCATTTGACACAGAAAAGCGAGCAGAAAACAACCCATACATAGAATTGGGACCGTTTTCTGGTGATATGCAGTGGGTAAATTGGAAAACTGGTGCCGTACGACTATTGGATAAGGCATATGAACAATACGGAAACCCATTTTTTGAGGAGTGCGACTTAGAATAATGGCAGGATTACTAAAACCAGTAGCAAGTTTGAATGGGATGCCTTGTTCTGGACACGGTATTCCAGTTCCTACTGCAGTTCATACTCAAGAACCGTGTAAAAAACCACCAACAAAGTTACCGATTGTTGTAAAAAATCTAACTTGTTTTTGGCCACCCACACCACTCACCCCAATCAATGCGATAAATCCCCAGAGAGCGACAGTTTTGGTAAACGGATTCCCGATTATGATTGCTGGTGATACATTTACACCGCATATTTCTGTGACGACAAACATTGTGAACTATGTTTGCCCGTGTGGACCCAATACTTGCATCATCCCAACGCCATTTCCCTGCTCAGAACTTACAATTGAAGACAGGGGAGGAACAGGACATCCTAGAACTGTGGTTCCTACTAGCACAACAACCCTCGCCTTTAAGGTTCCTGTAGCAAGATTATTGGATCCTTTGGGTGTTGGTGCACCAGGTGCAAGTTTGCCGTGTTCCAGTGTTGTTGCTTATGGATCACCTACTGTACTTGCCTCATAGATATGCTATAATTTCTCTGTTCTACAAATTCGATTATGGCACGAGCAAAAGTTGGTCTTTCTGGCAAGAAAATCATTGAGTCGAAACCCAAGACCACTCGTCAGGGAAGCAGTAAGAATACCAAGTATTCTGCAAGTTCTAGGAATGGTGCTCCCAAACGGTACCGTGGTCAAGGTCGGGGTTGATGCGTCCTGAAACTCGTAAGTCAATGGAAATGCTCTTCGCTGCTAAATGGAACCTTCCTAAAGCAGCGAAGAACTGCAATCTCAGTGAAAAGGAAATGAAAATTACTTTCAATGAGTATTGCAATTTCCACCCACCAACTTATAAGGTAACGGTAGACTTCCGCGATAAACAATTGGGATTCGACTTCTAAATACATCAGGCGATAGCAACCGCCATAAAAGTTCTACTTGTAGAATTCAGGTAAACGATTATGGCAAACAGTCCTATTCCTGATCAGGGACAAGATTTTATCGATTCTGGAATGGTTTTAATAACCGATCCGCGCTCTGATAAATACTTGAACCGAACGAAACCCAACGATCCTCCCAAGGATCGTCTAACTAGACAATGTGGCGGTGCTGGTGGTTTCGACGATTATGTCGAACGCTTTAATTCTTAATGGCATACCGTTTCAAAACAGAACGAAATTTAAGTCGTCAATTTAGAGACCTCAGTATTGGGATGTTGGCAAACCCCAATACTGAGGATTTTTCTATGGTAAAAAATGAGAATGCTATCAAGCAATCTATTAGAAATTTGGTATTGACACAATTTGGCGAAAGACCTTTTCAACCAAACAGCGGATCTAGACTCAAATCTATGCTTTTTGAGAACTTTGATGTGTTTATGCTGGAAGATCTCAAAAGTGAAATTGTCAGTGTTGTTAGTCGTTTAGAACCACGAGTTGAACTTACTGACGTAATTGTTAAATATGAAGGTGGTACTGAAATTGAGGTTGAAGTGGAATATAGAATTATCGGTGAAATCCTTACACAAACTGTAGACTTCCTGCTGGAGCGCACGTAAAAATGGCAGCAATCCCATCAAACTTAACTGCTCTTGACTTCACAGAGATCAGAGAATCTATTAAGTCATATCTAAGAACTCGTACAGAGTTTACAGATTACGACTTTGAGGGATCTGCTTCGTCTTATCTCCTGGATGTCTTAGCATATAACACATATTATGCCGCGTTTAATGCCAATATGGCAATGAACGAAGCATTTCTTGAGTCAGCAACTATCAGAGATAATGTTGTCAAGATTGCTAAGCAATTGAATTATACGCCGAGATCGATCAAAGCAGCAAAGGCGTGTGTTAGATTTGCGGTTCAAACCAATTATATTGGTACATCAACGACATATCCCGCAACAGTTACATTGAAAAAGGGTGATGTCTTCGTTTCCAGCATTGGTGGAGAAGCTTTTACATTTACTTTGCCTAAAGATCTCCAAGAATCTGTCGATCAAGCGACAGGACAAGCGGAATTTGCACAAGTAGTCATATATCAAGGCAATTCTCTTTCGTTCAAGTATACCGTAAGCGACGTTAAGCAAAGAGCATACGTTGTTCCCAGCGACAATGTTGATACAGACCTTCTTACAGTGTCAATTTCCCCCAATGCACAGTCAGAAGAAATTGACACATATAATTTGGTACAAAATATTGTCGATGTTGATGGCACCACTCGGGGATATTTCCTGGAGGAAACTGATGATCTGAGATACAAAGTTGTTTTTGGTGATGGTGTTATTTGTCGTCAACTCATCTCGGGCGAGGTCATTACATTTGACTATGTTCGTACCAATGGGTCTGCAGCAAACGGATGTAAGAAATTCAACTTCATTGGTCGTTGCATCGACTCCGAGAACCGATATATCAGTCCCGCAAACATCTCTCTAGCGGTCGTAGACGGCGCTCAAGATGGTGAAGACATAGAGAGTACCTTAAGTATCAAATACAACGCTCCTAGGGCGTTTAACAGTCAAAATAGAGCGGTTACAGAGTCGGATTATGAGTACATTACCAAGAAGGTGTATCCTCAGGCAAGATCTGTTACCGCATATGGTGGTGAACGCTTGAATCCACCCGTTTACGGTAAAGTTTACATTGCGATCAGAACAAATTCTGGTGCAAACTTGAATAGTAGCACAAAAAACAGAATTAAGACAAACCTACTAAAGTATTCCATCGCATCTATTGAACCAGTCATTGTTGATCCCACAACAATGTACATTCGTCCTAAAACCTGGGCGTTCTTCGATGGAACTAGGACAAGTTTGTCTAATAATGAACTTGCATCTAAAATTCTTGCTGCTGTAGATCAGTACAATACGCAGTCTTCTTCCACAAGATTCAATGGTCGTATTGATATTTCTAAGTATCAAGCGATGATTGATAATTCTGATTCTGCAATTAGTGGCAATGTTACCCATATGACATTGGGTATGAACATTAGCGGATTCAACTTTGGTGACACATTTACTCAGTGTTTAGACTTTAACAATGAAATTTCCAATCCGAATGATCTTTCTGGAGGATCAAAGGGTTCCGATGCTGCAACAAGTGGTACCTGCACACCAAAGTATTCTACTGTGAAGAGTGGAACATTCTATTCCACGGGTTATACAGAAGGTCTTCTTGCACTACAATCATCTGCTAATGCAACGCAATTATCAACATCAGTTCTTTTGCAGAATGACACTTCCGCGTATCTTCCCGTAAATCTTCGTGATGATGGATATGGAAGATTGATTATGGTTACCAAACAAGATGAAAAAGAGGTGATTCTCAAAACTAATGTTGGTACTGTTGATTATAAGAATGGTATTGTTTGCGTTGGTCCCGTAAGTGTTGCTAGCACTCCTGATGGGACTGACCGTATTCCAGTGACGGTTCTTCCCGCATCTTCCAACATTAACGTTGGTACTGGTACCGATCCAACAATTTTCAACCCAACTGTTCAAACAATCGATTACACCATTGATGGAACCAATGTTCCCACCTTCGATCCGTTTGATTTTACGCCAATTAACTTCGATGGTACCTCACTAAATATCATTGATTACCCAACAGTTGTCTACGAACTCCCCGAGTTCAACTCCTGTTTCTAATAATCGATTATAACAAGAGATGAAGGCAGTAACCGTATCGCAGAGAATTCAGGATCAAATTCCTGCATTCATTAAAGAAGACAACCAGCAGTTTGTAAAATTCTTAGAGGAATATTACAAATCGCAAGAGAAAGTTGGGCGTCCGTATGACATCCTAAACAATATCCTGAATTATACGGATATTGGTTCGGATGAGTTCGATCCAAATTTCTTGTCTTCGGAATCTGCGGTGTTGGAGAAGGTGGATCCGACACAAAACAAGATTATTGCCGAGAATGTAAAATATTTCCTTGAGAAGGATGGCACTCTCAAGATTGATAATGAAGTCATTTACTATGAGTCGATTACTCACTCACCTGACATAATCTTCACTCCTGGTGTAAACAAGCAGGAGTTCGATCGCAAAATTCAAGAATTTGAATCGATTTCTTCTGAGTTTAACGGTTCCAAAACTCTGTTTAATCTGAGACTGCTTGGTAGTCCTGTTACTCCACAGTCTGCGGAGCACCTTCTTGTCATCGTTAACAACGAATTTCAGTTCCCGAATAGAGATTACTTCCTTGAGGGAGACAAGATTCGCTTCCAGACCCCTCCACAATCGCCTACAGGCAGTCTGACGGGTGCTGTCAATATCATTAGGTATCTGATTGGTTACACCAACGTTCCAGTCCGTTATTTGGACCCTATTGTTGTTCCTCAGGATAGTTCTCAGACTGAGTTCAATTTAACTCTGCAAACACAACTGTACACTCCCCTGTCTACAGTGTCTTCGATTGTTATCGTCAATAGATCTGAAAAGGTCCCATTTGCAGATTACACCGTATTCCAAAACAAGATCATCTTTAAGGAAGCACCTGTTCCTGGGTCCCAAATTGATGTTCTTTCTGTTGAATTGATTGCTCCCGAATTTGGATCGGGGGCATCGGCAGTTTCTAAAATTGTTGATGGTCAACTTGATGATATTATTGTCAAAAATGGTGGATCCAACTATAGACTGAGCTTTGCGCCCAAAGTCAACATTTCTTCGACTCTTGGACCTGGTGAAAATGCAACTGCAGAAGCACTTGTTAATGGCATCAAAAATGTCACTCTCCTTGCTTCTGGTCAAGGTTATACCTCCGCAAACCCACCTCTGGTCGAAGTAGACGCACCTGCAAATGCTGAGGGGCAAGTGGCAAGACTTACGGCTACTGTTTCCGATGAAATTGAGGGAGTCATTTCTCTTAATGTCATTTCATCGGGTTCTGGTTATGATCGTATTCCTTCCATCAAATTCATTAATCCTGGTGGAGCAAAAATCAGTAACCCAACAATTACTAATGGTCGAGTAGATCTTGGATCTATCCAAGTTATTGATCCTGGTTTTGGATACACAACAGCACCTAGAGTGTATCTTGATCTTCCGACTGGGGATAATGCCATCGTTGCATCTCTTCAAGCAGTTCTTGATGATACGGGAAGATTGTTAAGAGTTGATGTTTTGGGTCAAGGGCAGGGTTATGAAACTGTACCTAGAGCACGTATTATCGATCCTGTTGGTGCTCAGATTCTCGATGTTAATGTTACTGGTGGCAGAGTCACCAACGTCGAACTTCTGACTGGTGGTAGAGGTTACACGGATGCTCCTTCGGTGTACATCGTTGATAACCGTAAAGATATTGCTGGTAACCCGATTGGTGGTACTGGTGCAACTGCAGTTGCTACGATCTTTAACGGCGAAATTACAGATATCAACATAACCAGTTTTGGTACTGGTTATTCCGATACCGAACCTCCTCAAATTTTTATTGCAGCACCACCTTCACCTGCAGCATCTTGCGATGTTGGATTTGGTGAGGTCACTGGTTTCACAATTCACAATGCTGGTCGTGGATACGAACCTTCTGCGTTTGTGAATTGCAGCCGTGGTGTGTCCGCAGTTACAGAATATGATCAGAAAGGTAATCAGGTTTATAGTTTGGAATCTGACACCGTTCAATCCTCTCACGCTGTTGGCGCAACAATCTACAACATAGACAATCTGTTCGCTAAAGAACTTTACAGAAGATACGTCAATCAATATCTCCCGAACGCGGATATTGACTATACCAAGGTCAATGCTCCGCAGATTATTAAGACTATTAGCGATTTTTACGCTTCAAAGGGCACCAAAATTTCGACTCAGTATCTGTTCAAGATGCTGTATTCGGAGAATGTTGATGTTTCTTACCCCAAGGATGAGATTATCAAACCATCTGCCGCAACTTGGAACGTAGATACCGTTCTTCGTGCGGAACTTATTTCTGGAGATTCGCGCAATCTTCAGGATTCTCAACTGTTTCAGTTTGCAGATGCGGTAGACCCAACTATTAAAGACGCATCGGTTCTTATTGAAAACGTCATCGCCATCAATACTGGTGTGGGTACCGTGTATGAACTTGCAATTTCTGAGGAAACTTTGCAAGGTACATTCTCAATTCCGTATAAGACAACTCTTGTTGAGGCACTTGATACGGATACATCAATCATTACCGTTGACTCTACCATTGGTTGGCCAGAGAGAAACGGTACTATCCGCATTAACGATGAAGAAATTGTTCAGTACAAGGAAAAGACTCTCAACCAGTTCATCGAATGTACTCGTTCTAAGAATGGTGTTGTAGAGGATTGGGATGCTGGTACCCCAATATATGCAGATATGTTTGTCTATGCCAACTATGGCACCAGCACCGAATGTAAACTGCGTGTTCTGGGTATTGCAGACGCTAAGTCTACAGTTCTTTCTGACACAGGTTCTTACTATCTGCCTGGTGACAAGCTGAATGTTGCATCTCTTGGTTCAACGACTGATGACCAGAGAGTCACATCCTGGTTGTATAACGTTAAGAAACTGATCAGTGTCAGTCAAATTGTACCTGGAGGTCTCAACAACCAGACAGCAACAGTTACCTGTGTAAACAATCACGGTCTTCTGGTTGGTGACTCCGTTACAATCTACGGTGCTAACCCGACAGTGTTTAATGGTACATTCTTGGTTACCTCTCGTTTGAGCAATACCGTATTTGAATATACCATTCCACAACCCGCAGCGAACGAACCCCAAGGCAATATCCTGCTGTCCGTTGATTTGAACAAGGGCAAGTCTTCCGAACCAGGTATTGATGTTGCTGTTAGGAATTTTACGACAAACGTACAAAATACCTTCTTCAACGATCAGTATTCATATATTGCATCGTCGGGTATTCCAAACTATGAAGTGGGTCCTTTCCTTGGATCTGCACTTCTTCCAGGCAACCAGCGTAAACTGATCCGTATTCCCAGAGTAATTAATACGGTTTCCAGACGCGAAGATATCCAATTTGGTCCTATTGGATCTTGGGTTAATGGTGTTTCTGCGTGGTCTTATAAGTCTCAAAATAAAATTAAGTTTGGTGGTGTGACAAGCATCACCATTGATAATCCTGGAACTGGGTATGACGCTGCAGTTCCTCCAGTTATCGAAATTACTGGTGGCGGTGGTTCTGGTGCATCTGCAACGGTTGTTGTTAATGGATCTTTGTTTGAAATTGAAGTAACTGCTGGTGGTACTGGATATACATCTTCACCGCTTGTTTCTATTGTTGGCGGTGGTGGTTTTGGTGCAACCGCAACTGCAGTTATAACAAATGGTAGAGTTAGTAGGATTCTTGTCGAATCTCCTGGTCAAGGATATACATCTCAACCCACAGTTTCGGTTTCTGGTGGTGGCGGCACTGGATGTACTGCTGTTGCTACCGTTAGAGGTCCAATTCAATCCGTTGCTACTACTAGCAGTGGTTCTGGTTACACATCTTCACCCACACTCAAACTAAACTCTGGTGAAGGTGCGGTTGCACAACCGATCATCATTAATGGTCGTATTGTTTCTATTGCTATCATTGCTGCTGGTAGAGGATACACCACTGCACCTCGTGTGATTATCAATGGTGATGGTTATGGTGCTGTCGCTAAAGCAACTATTGGTACTGTTGGTGAAGATAGGGGCAAAGTTATTGGTGTTACTATCATTAACCGTGGTATTGGTTATAGCACAGGTACAACAACTGTCCGTCTTGAAGCGATTGGTCAAAGCGCACAATTCAGTGCAAACGTATTTGAGTGGACTCGTAACCTTCAAGATCAACTGGCATTAAACTTTGATGCTGCTCGTGGTTATGTGTTTGCTGGTTATAACACACAATATGGTGGTGAATATGCACACGTTTCTGATCCCAAACAACTGAGATATGTTCTTGGCGATAATGTGTTCAGAAATCCTTCTACTGGTCAACTCCAAGAACTTTCCACTGGTTATGTTCACTCTCCCATTTTGGGTTGGGCATTTGATGGTAACCCGATTTATGGTCCTTATGGTTACATCGATGCTACGGACCAGTCTTCTGGTATTCGTCGTATCAGGTCTTCATACAGTGTTAAGTCACGTCTTGTATATGATGCAGATACTAATCCAGTGCCTCTGCGCGAAGACGGTCCTCTCCTTTCAGATTACCCTGCTGGATCTTTCATCGATGACTATGAATATGTGTTCCAATTGGGAGACCTAGATCAATATAATGGTCGTTTTTGTAAGACACCAGAATACCCTGAAGGTGTGTATGCATATTTTGTTTCCATTGATGCATCTGATTTTGGTAATCCAGTTTTCCCATATATTTGTGGTCCTCAACTGTATTCTCAACCAGATACTTGGAATTTCTCTCAGGATGCTGTTCAAACCAACATTCCTTCTGACGTGGTTCGCTTCCGCGATCCATATGAAGATGTTGATATTGACATTGATCGTCAACCAAACGCAGCCACAGACACGTTGGTCACTGAATTTGGTGAAGACTTGATCTTTGAGATTGAAGATCTCAACAGAGATGGTCTTATCAACAATCTTGAAGCAACCGAACCTCAGGTTATCACTGAAGAACCCGTTCTGCAAGTATTTGATTACTATCCGAGAGTTTCCGTTCGTTCCGAAGTTGATATTGATATTGAGACTACGACGAAATTTGAAGATGCTAAGATTGACGGATTTGTGATTGAAAACCCTGGCGTTTCTTACAAAGTCAGTGATAAACTGTACTTTGATAATGAAGGTACAGAAGGTTTCGGTGCATCGGCAAAAGTTTCTGCAGTTAAGGGTCTGACCATTGCTGGATATACCAGCTATATGAGCAATGACGAACCTTATGGTCAAATCACAACCGATGGTGAGCACGAACTCCGCGTTGGTGATGAAGTTATTGTTAATAGCACACCAATTCTGGACGAAACAAATAAAACTTTCCGCGTTAAAGTTATCTCTGGCGTGGAACAGGTTGATGTTGTGCAAGCAGGTCTCGGATATTCCGAGGAAATTCCCCCAACATACGAAATTATCACTTCTCAAGGGCAAGATTTTACAATTGAACTCCCAAGAACTGAGGCTGGTGGCGTTAACAAGGTCAACATCATCAATTCTGGTTCTGGATATGATGAGGATAATCCTCCAGAGATTCGCGTCACACACCCACAAAGATTTAAGAAGGCAGCGTATTTCCTGTCTTTCTTGGAAGAAAATAATTCCGTCACAACTATAAACGACATTCAAATTGCCGATGACAGAACCATCTATGTTTGTGGTAAGACATCGGTTGAAGATGGAGACACTGCTGGTGTTCTTGCCAAATTCAATAGTGATGGTCGTCTCTTGTGGAAGCGTACTCTTATCCCAACAGTTCCTAATGCTCAGGACAAGAGTCTTGTTTGGAATTCTCTGTATGTTGAAAATTCCAATCCACATAACATCTATGTCGTTGGTGAAACAATTCCGAACGTTGGTAATTTGACACACAATCCTGATGTGGTTGTTGCCAAGTATCAATCTGGATTTGATAATGCAAATAATCCTGATGGCATCATCCAATGGCAGCGCGATATTGCTGGCATTTCTGGTTCGACCAGACGCGATTATGCCACGACAATTCGCCTCGACCAAGAAGGTCGTGTGATGATTGGTGGTTACACTGATGCAAACTCCATATCACCCGATGATATGTGGGTGTCTCTCCTCGATCTTGATGGTTCTGTTATGGAGAAGCGGAAAATTGCTTCTGCTTCTGGTACTGAGCATCTGCATCAATTGGAGTGGAAGAGTAACGACACATTCCTGTTCTGCGGAATTTCTGATCCCAATGGTACTGGAGACATTATTATTGGTGAAACTTACTATGATACCGCGACTATTGAGATTCAGTGGTCTAAATCTATCGTAAGCGGACCCGTTTACAGATATTCCAATCCATCCTTCACTGTTGATGATTATGGTGCTGTTTATGTTACTGCAACCGTAATCAATTCAGACGACAAGAACTATGGTGTTATGTACACCAAGTTTGATGGTAACAATTGGAATACTGCATTGACTAGCAAACTGTATGTTCCCCAAGGAACATATGAAAGTTGCGAATCTGCAGGGATTAAATTTGACATTTTCGGCAATATTGATCTTGGTGTTTTTGTCAAGCGAGCATTTAACCAGTGCGAATCCGTTACATCCAAAATCTCTTGGAATACTGGAAATATCATAACTTCATCAACTCTTGTTGAATCTAGTGGAATTGGATATCATCCAATCGCAATCTCTAGTGATAATTCTGGAGATACCATTGTTGCTGGTAACAAGGTTGAATCGGATCAACTTGCAATCTTTAATTGGGATACTGCAAGTAATGTGTTTGAGGAGACATACAACGATACTCTCAAGACTGGAACCAATACTCAATGGTATGCAAGTGGGAATGCCATTATCGATACAAACAAGTATTATGATGGGGTTTCTTCAATTCAACTGGATGCTCCCAATTCGTTGGCACTCCAATATGGTAGTGATTTGTCAAATCAGTGGACTCTTGAAGCATTCTGGGCACTATCCACAGCACAATACTCGGCAAACAATACCGATCCAGAATTCTATTCGGTTTCGGACTCTCTTGGTAATACTGTTTCTTGTGGTGTTATCGGTGATAATACTGATCCCAATTATGGAAAGGTTTATGTAAATCTCTCTGGAACAACAACGTATTCGACTGGTTCTACATTCTGGTCTCCATTTAATGCAGAAACATTCGCTCACGTATCCTTGTCTAAAGAGCGTGCTGGGGTTGGTTCGTACACATACCGTGTGTTTATCAATGGCAACCTTGCACATTCCGTAACCAGCACAACAATTGACGTTCTACTTAAAGATGCATCCCTTGGTCCTCAGGCAGCACCCACCAGCACAACTGGTTGGATTGGATGGATTGACAATTTTGTAGTTTCCAATTCCACAAAGTATACAGCAGCATTCACCCCCGCAGTTGTTGTTGGTTCTAGTTCTTCCGTCAAATCCTTCATCTACAAGGTAGATAAAGATAGAACAAAACTGGGAACATTTACTCTTGATGATGTTGAGTCTGGACACACCATCACAATTTCCTCCAACACAAGTTATACTTTTAATACCCTCAACCAAACTATTACTGATTGGGCACTTGGTCCTGCAGGTATTCAAATCCTTGATTATTCTGACGTTGCCGCTCAGCACGTTCCTGGTATCTTTACATTTACTGATACTAGCGAAACATATGCTGAGAGAACAGCAACTATTCCTACTGTTGGTGGTAAGAAACTTCTGCTTCAGGCAACAGTTATCCCGAAATTCTACTTTAGGGATGCTAAGTATAGCAGCATTGACCTTGTTAAGACTATTACGTTCAACCAAGAAGCAACCTTCACCAAAGGTTCTATTCTCCAACAGTATCAAGTAATTGGTGGCGATGATGTTATTTCTGCATATGGAACGATCGTTGAGGTTGGAACCAATTCCTGTAAGATTGGTAAAATTATCGGCAATTTTGATACCCAAAAACTGCTGAAATCTTCTGCTGGCGACGTTAACACTCTTGATCGTAATTTCTCTGCTGCAACAACAGTCCCCCAGTGGCAAGAGAATTTCTCATACACAACAGGTGATGAAGTTTATAATGATGGCAAGATTTATACCGCAACATCTACTGGCATCTCTGGTCCCTTAGATCCTACCCATACCACAGGCATCGTCACCGACGGTAATGTAAATTGGGCGTTTACTGCAGTTTCTGGGACATTTGTTATTGATCTTGCTAATACTGCATATAGTGGTGGTACACTGTCGGACTTTGCTTCCTGGAGAGCTTTTTCACCTCAGGACTACACAATTAAGATTGAATCGATTTATGACGATTCATCCTTCATTAAGGGTGACACTATTGATGCAGATGCAGTCAATCTAACATTCTCCGTTGATACCACTGGCAAAATTGCAACTTTCGGTGGACTGATTGGTGTCAAGTCTTTCACCTTGGTCGCGACCCTGGATAAAGATGTTATCCCTTCTGCGGCACTGACTAATACCGATCTGGTGTTCTGTTCTTCTACGAGTAGACACAACTTTGAAGAGAATGACATCATCTTTACAGAAAGATTTGCAACCAATGATTATAATGGTTCGTTCTTCATTGAGGAGGTCTTCAATTCAAGAGAATTTACCTTCCGTCTGAGAAGCACCGCTGTTCAAGATCCCACGTTCTCTGGTACTGGTTCTTCTGTTGGTAACATCAACATTTATGCGAAGCATCCCAAATTCCTGTTTGTTCGTTATCACCAGTACATCTTTGACTTGGATGATCCTTCCAACTTTGGTTACTATCTGTCGTTCTCCAAGGATAACCAATACAAACTGGAATATCCGTTCATCAACATCATCAGAGAAGGTACTCCTGGTCTAACTGACGACGATTCTCCGACTCCTCTGGTCAAGTTTGTTGTGACCGATGCTGTTACAAACATTTCGTACTACTTCGATCCCTCCAGAACTGGTACAAACTCCCCTGTGGGTGAAGGTTCGTTCATCGACGTTATCACAACTCCATATGCAGGGACTTTCCGAGTCAGTGCTACTGGAAATGTTGGTACAACCTTCGACTTCAAACTTTTCAACGAACCAGAGAAGACAACTGCTCCTGTCGGTAATAATGAGTTTGGCAATCCAAGATCTTATTATTCGACAAGTTCTCTCAAAGCAATTGGTCCTATTGCAGACATTAAACTGGTTAACCCAGGTGGTTTCTATCAGAAACTCCCCATTGTCACAGATATTGCGTCGAACAGAGAGATTGAAAAGGTTCGTATTCTGAATGGTGGTACTGAATATGTCAACGGCGTGTACTACAACGTACCCATTCAGGGTGACGGTGAAGGTGCATCCTGTAACATCACCGTTCAAGACGATGGCGATTTCACTGGGGTTATTACCGATGTTGTTCTGACATCTGCTGGTGAAGGTTATAAGACTGCATACATCGATGTTGATGGCATCTCTGGTATCCTCGGACCTCTGCTCGCAGGTTCTGGTGCACAACTTGAGGTTGTGATTCCTGATGAGGGTTCTGGCGCATCGGTCTTCCTGCAAGGTAAGAGCATCGGTAAGATCAAGAAACTGAAGAACAATGAATTTGGTTTCGGTTATTCTCACGATTATACTCTGAGACCCGAAATTACTTTCCCTGTGAACCTTCAACTGTTTAATACCGCTATTCTGTCGGAGATCAAGATCACTGATCCTGGTTCTGGTTACACATCTGTTCCTGCAGTTGTGATCGAAGGTGGTGGTGGTACAGGTGCTGAAGCGGAAGCAGTTGTCAAGAACAATCGTCTTTCGGAAATCATCATCAAGAATCCTGGTGCTGGTTACTCTTCGGAACCGACTGTTACCCTGAAGTCTGAATTTAACTACGTTGTTAACGTTGACTTGGGTTATCTGCAGTTCAACTTCCCACACGGTATCACCACTGGTGCAGAAGTTCAGTTGAGAGCAGAAGATCTTGGTTCTACGGTTGGTATTCTGCCGAAACCGAGTTCTGCAGGTTTGGTTAGCTTGAACCCGAATCAAATCTACTATGCAATCGCTGGTGAGCAAAACTCCTTGGAATCTGACCAACTTCGTATTGCACTGACCAAACTTGACGCAGAATCTGGTTCTTTCATCACATTCTTGACCCAAGGTGAAGGTCGCCAAGTGCTGTTGACCGAAGTGTTTGGTGGTCAAGCAGAAGCTATCGTAGAAACCTCCAGATTCCTTGAAGGTGAACTTGTTTATCAGGGTTCTTCACTGGAACTTGCATCTGCAACTGGTTACGTTTCCACTAACGAAGGTTGGCAGATTGGTCCTCGCATTCTTAAGTTGGAAAATTATGATGGCATTTGGAAAGATGGTGAGCGTGTCACTGGTCAGGTGTCTCGTGCATCTGGTTTGATTGATAACCTCTCCATTGCTCGCGGTACTCTGAATATTGCTTCTCTGACCACAACTCCTGGTCAGTTTATCGATGACGTTGGCAAACCCTCCGAAATCGTTCAGAAGATCCAAGATTCCTACTTCTATCAGAACTTCTCTTACGTTATCAAGTCTCAGACTCCGATTAACGAATGGAGAAAGTCCATCCTGGAAACAAACCACCCTGTTGGTTTCAATATGTTCGGTGAACTTGCTATTTCTGGTGGTAAGGATATTTCTGGTCGTAAAGTTATTTCTGACCTGGTTAAGGAAGTTAATATTAGTTCCTATACCAACATTAATCAAATTACATCGTTTGCAAACGCACAACCAATCTACACAGAGTTCAACAACACTGAAGTTCTGTTCAGACGTAAGCGTCTGACCAACTCTGAGGAAATTCTCACATCTATCGTCAAGAAAATCGATGATATTTCATCAGACTTTAATGGTATTAGAACTCAGTTCCCCCTGAACGTTGAAGGTGAATCCATCACCGCAACCGAAACTCAGATGTTCGTGCTGATCAACGGTGTTGCACAGGCACCTGGTGATGCATTCTCAACTTCTGGTCCTTCGATTGTCTTCACTGAAGCACCGAAAGCACCTTCCAGAATCAAATTCCGTGAAGTTGATTATGCTCAGATTGAAATTACCCGCCTGACATTTAGCAACATTAGTGGTATCTTCCCACTTCTGGGATATAAAGTTCGCGGTATTGTTTCCGAAGCAATTGCAACTGTCATCGACTCTGGCGTTGACTACATTGATGTGATTAACGTTGAAGGAACATTCCAAATCAACGAAAGCATTCTTAGCAGTCAAACTGGATTCAACTCGGTTCTTTCCAACGTCGCTACTGTATCCCAGAAGACAATTTACGAACAGGGTGAGAGAATCACCAACTTGAGTGGCGATTTTGCAATCATTGAAGAAAGTAACCTGCAAGATGGTACAATCACATCTCACTTGGTTGTTTCTCGTACATCTGGTACCGATAAGTATGAAACTGGCGAATTCAATATCAAGTTCAACGATATTATTTACTCTTCCCGTTCAAAGATTGCTGCAAGAGTGACTGTTATCGCACCTTACAGTGATGATGTTTCTGGTCAAATTATCGACCAGGTTGACCTGTCTCCTGCATCTTCCTTCTTTGCACTGGTCTTCCAGAGAGTTCCTTCAACGACATTCCCGAACGTCATTCTTGACAATATTGGTGATACCGTTATCAATCCCACAGAGATCGATAGCACAGAATCTAATAACCAAGACTTCCTTGATTTTGAGCGTGTTCGTAACCAAGAAATTCGCTACACCAATCTCGCAGGCAATGACTTTGCTCCTGGCACCGATATTCGCCTGAAGAAGATCTATTTCGGTAACTCTTCGTTGAGAACCGTCAAAGATCCTCGTGCAAATAACGCTTCCGAGTCAATCCTGAAGAACCTTGACTTTATTGCTGAGGAAGCAGTGGGTAAGATGCTTGAATTCTATCCTTCCTTCCAGATTCAAAGCGTCGGTGGAAATAGTGACTGTCAGGACGATATTAAGGATATCCTAACGGCTATCGCGTGGCAATTGGAATATGATGGCAACTCTGAAATTTGGGATGCTGCGAATACCTACGTTCAAGGCAACAGTGTGTACCACCTGGATGGTGCTGTTCCCCAAACAGTTTATGCAATGGAACAGGCACGTGATCTTGCGATAAAGTGTATCAATATGATCACTATCAATCCTGAGCACACCAGATTGAGTCAGTGGAAGGATCTGACGGTTACTCCCGAGTACACAGTGATCGACAACAGTCACGCTGACGCTCGCAATCTGATCCTTGCTAATAAGTGGTTCATTGCACACGAATCTCTCTACTACGCTAAGCAGCAAAATCCTGGTCTGGTTGTGCCTGGTGGCGATGTGAACTGCCTCTCCGACATCGTAGATGTCTTGGAAGCAATGACATATAACCTGGCACACGGTGGCAACGACTTTATGTACGACGCTACTGAGCGTTATCTTACGGGTGCACACGTTGCTGGTTATGAAGATGATACCGTGAATGCCTTCACCAAGGCACGCGATATGGCAATCGAAGTGATGAGAAACAATGCTATCACCAAGCAAGATACTTCTCACGGTTGGGTTCAGTCTTTCGACCTCACCATCACAGCAGATACTCAATCTCCCGCCTGTCAGCAGGTCGCATCGTCGATTACAACTCTAATGGGTATGCTGATCACTTCGATCGGCACTACAGCATCTCCTGGAACACTTGCCGCATTTGAGGCAGCGTATACTGAAACTGCACCTTCTCCGACATACAACACAAATCGTGAGGCAATTCCTTACGAAAATGCGTGTGTCAACCAGACTTCTGCAGTTACCAATTTCTTCCATATCATCACGGATTCGCTTCAGGATCCCACTGGTGCTGATCCGACTACCTATCAGTGGTCCATCAGCAACTTGACTCGTGTTGAACCCCCGTATGCGTTTGAAGACGGCGAAACGATCCGTTCTATCAAACACAACTACAAGAACAAGTCTTCAGGTGGTTTCTTCAACTTTGGTGATACTATTCGCGGTATGTCATCTGGAGCAACATCTGAAGTTATCGGAACCAATGCTGGTAACAAGTGGATCTACACCAAGGCAGTTACTGGAGCATACTCTGCAAACGAGTATATCACCAACTCTCTAATGACCGCAACTAATGCTTCAGTTGATTTATTGATGTCCAAAGTTGGATCTGGATCTGTTTCCTTCACAGGAACTGGTAGCAAACTTGAATTCCCCGCAGACGAGAGAGTTGATTTCGGTACTGCAGACTTTACCATCGAAGCTTGGATTCGTCCCTCGGGCGTAAGCGGTGTCCAAAGAATCATTGATTGTCGTGCATCTGGCACTGACGTTGCAGTTACTCTCTTTATGAGTGGAACTTCTCTCCGTTACGGTACAGGTGCTGGTGATCACATTACTGCTACCAGTGCTATCACAACTGCAAACCAGTGGTACCACATCGCAGTTTCTCGCGCTTCCAACACCACAAAACTGTTTGTTAATGGCGTTCAGGTTGGTTCTGACTACACAGACAACAATGATTATGCAGATAATGCATTTAAGGTTGGTGCTTCTTGGAACAGTGGTGAAACATTCGCTGGTCATATTGACGAATTCTTGATCAGAAAAGGAACCGCCTCGTACGGTTCTGGGTTTACTCCCCCCATTGTCTATAACTACAGCGGATTGGATATTTCCTTCGCGTTCAATGGCAATACTCCTTTCCCGATCGAGCATACTGCAATCTACGCAACGTATCTGCAAACTATCATCTCGTCTGCAACGGCAAACGGTGTCGAATTGTTCCGTCAAGAAATTATGACGGAAGAGGTTGATACTGGTAGAGACGTATATCGCGACTGTGCCGATATTATTGAGAAGAACCGTTACTGGATTGCTGAGGAAGCAGTTGGTCGTATGAAGGCGACTTACCCAGAGTTTGTGATGCCTGGTGACTATGGAAACAGCACACAAGGTACAGATTACTGCCTGCGTGATACTCACTCATTCATTCTGCCCGCAATCATTAATGATCTTCGTTACGGTGGTAACTACAACACAATCGTTGCTGGTCGTGGATACCTTGAGGGTTCGGGTGCACTGAAGCATATCAATGGTGAACTCCTGCAGTCCATCTACAGTTGGCGGGAAGTTGCAAAACTTTGCATCAAAGTCATCACCGAAGATGAAACTGATCTGAGTGGTGAGTATACCGACAGAATTCGTGTTCCCAACTACTTCAGTTCTCCTGCATCTACACAAATCCAGAACTTCATTACCGATCTGGTTGACGATATGTTGGATGTTCTGGGTCCGACTGGACACAGATTCCGTGATGGTGCTGATCTACTGTACTTCAACCGTAAAGCGATTGCTGACGAAGCAGTCTATATGCTGGAAGAAAAGTGGAAGGTCAATATCGCATTCTACGAACAGAATAAACTCTCCATCCCTGGTGGTCGTGAGAAGTGTGTTCGCGACGTTCGTGACTATATTGTTCCCGCTGTTGCTGGTGATCTCTTGACTGGGGGTAACTCCAATATTCAGGGGATTATTGATTTCTATCTTGATGCTCAAAGCAATATCAATCACGTTGAGAGTGAACTGCTCCCGATGCTGGATGCAATTGAATATGTGAAGATGCTTTGTGGTTATGCGATTGAGAACCTGTTGATTTCTCGTAGCGAGAATATCGCAAACTTGACTGGTACAAGTCCTCAAACTATTGACGACTTCTACCAATTCCAATACACCGACTTCGCTGCATTCCGTAAGGATACTGCAGTTGAACCCACGTTCCTGGGAGATCCTAAGATCTATCAAGGTGACAACTATGCAATCGATGCTTCCAACCTTCTGGAGCAGAATGCACGTACAATTGCTGAAGAAGCAATTGATCTGGTTACCAAGACCAGTGCATTCCAACATTCCAACTTCAGAGTTCCTGGCGGTAAAGTCAACTGTGAAGATGACATCGTTGGATTCATCGAAGCAGTTATTCACGACTTGCGTTTTGCAGTTAACGAGAAATCTTACGATGCAGCAATGCTCTATCTGAACACAGATATGGGTCTGCAGCACGTGACAAATCAAGCAGAAGAAACTGTCTATGCTTATAAGTTGGCACGTGATATGTCGATTCTCGCGATTCGCAATAAGCTTGGGTTTAATCCCTTGGAGGATGATCCTACTCTGCCTCCTCGTGGTGATTATGATTACAATGCAAACGGTAACGGTTTCTATGATGCAGCAAATGAAATCAGAAATAATCTGAGATTCATTGCTACCACTGCTGTCGGACGTGGCATAACAAACTATCCTTCTCTCGTCATCCCTGGTGGTTATCAGAACTGTGTTGACGACACTGTTGACATCCTTGAGAGATTGATTTTCAACCTCGCTCACGGTGGCAACAATATGATGTACTACGCGACCGAGTTCTATATCACTAACGCGAATGCAATCTCGCACGTAACCTCTCAGGCAACAGAAACCAAGTACATTTTCGAGCAGGCACGCGACATCGCAATTCAAGTGATGCGTGGTCAATCTGTTACAACCAACGGCACAACCGAAGGTACTCAACTGATTGATACCACGATCACTGCCGATACCGCTAACCCAACTTGCCAAAACGAAGCTGCTGCTATCAACACCCTAATGGGTATTGTGATTAATCTGTTCACAAATACTGGCGATCCTCAGGGTTATCTGAATGGTATTTCTAAGACTCTGCCTGGCGAATGGCCGCTGACTGGTGAGCGTGCAATCCGTCGCGATCTGACTATCACGTATGACCAGTCTGGTATGGGTCTGTGTGCTGTGGTTTCTTCCACAATCGATACCCTGTTTGGTTATGTTATCAATGTTGTGGATACTGCTGCTCAAGGTAGTGGCAACTATCTGTCCAACCAGGGCATTACCAAGACAGTTGCTTCTACTTCCAATACCCTGACTTCTGGCGCTGGTCTCTGTTATAACGTCAAATCTGCTGCAAATGTTCTTTTCGATCTTCTCGAAGACACTCTCGGACGTGCACCTGAGATGTATCGTCAAGCAGCACGTTTGGTTCTGATCAACGATAACTACATCAATCGCGAATCTTACTACAAGACCCTCAACACATACTCTGGTTATGGTGGAGATGAAACATTTGGCGATTCTATCCGTAAAGCATACGCATATGATCTCCTGACGGATGGTAACGCTAAGACTCTCGCACTGGTGAACTCTTGGTTTGATGCTGAAGGCAACTTCATTGCATTCCCTGGAACATTCAGAACCTATCTGATCTTCCACGCGAATGCAGTCAAAGATTTAACCAAGCAAATTGTTCTGCAAACAGCAGCAAATCCTGGTGCATATAACTTAGAACCTGTTTACACAAATCTCGAACTTCGTGTAAATCAGTCTGCAGCGGATAAGATTGATCAGTTGGATCACCTGGTCCAAACTGCTCTCGTCAGGTCTAAGCCCCCAACAACACTTCTCAAGTACAACTTTGATGCTGGTGTTGCTGTTAACGCGAATGGTTCCATCACTGTTGTTGGCACCCATCCATTTGAGGCGTACGACATTGTTAACTACTCTGTCCTTGGAACTTCTATCGCCGAACTTAATCGTGCACAGTATTACATTCACCCCGATACAACTGCATCTACCATCTGGTTGGCAGAATATATCGATGGTGAAAAGATCAGATCTCTGACTCCTGGAACTGCAGGTCAAATTCATACCCTGGCAGTTAATAGGAACACTGGTATCACTAGAATTCCTACTACATATGGTGATCGCGACATTCCTACGCCAATATCTGGTGGTATTCAGGCAGCGGATGTGTTCTATGGAACAAACACTGGTGCATACGCAGAAGTCATTCGCATTCAGGACAACCTCGCGAGCGTGCTTTACAATATCAAGCACCTCACAATCACCCACACAACTCCCGAACAGAAGTTCTTCAATAATGAAACGGTCGTTGTGAATGGTGCCACAGCAAATACGGGCACAATCCTTTCTACTGATGGTGAGACCTACGTCAAGGTCATTGTGAATGGTGGTGCCTTCTCCAATGGCGACACCATCGAAGGTATTGATAGTGGTGCTCAAGGCAATGTGACTTTGGATCCCGACAATCGTCTTCTGGTCAATTTCCGTCGTGGCGAATTCATTGCAACCGATGTCTTCTTCTCTAAGCAAGACACTGGTTCTGCAAACGCTCTGATCGTTCGCAATAATGATGGTGCTTTGACGGATAACCAAAATGGTCGCGTCACTTTCGATATTGAGACCGTTACTGGTGAATTCAAACCATCTGACGTGATCTACGGTTCTGTTACCGATCAGATCATTGAGATTGAGAGTTTCAATGTCACTCCTGGATTTGGTGAGTATATTCACTCCACCGAAATCACAAGATTCACATATGGTGCTCTTATCACAGATACAGGCGTTACCGATACATTCCAAGTTGGTGATGTTCTGCAACTCCAGAATGCAGGTCAGACAGTGGGTCACACCTTCGTCGTTACCGAACACGACATTGATAATAACTACGTCTATCTCGCGAATGAGACTAGTCGTTTCTCCTTGATCGGTTCAGACCTCACCGTGATCGCTGGCGATCCTGCTTACACTCTCGCGAAGATTCCTGTAGGATCAAACTTCCCCAGTGTCTACACTGACGTTATCACGCAAGTTACCATCACGCCTACAACTGCATATGGCAAGATTGCTAAGATTGAGCAAATCGGTCTTCGTGCAATTCTACACCTAGAAGATTGTAGTGGAACATTCTTGAAGAACTCTCAGATCATTGGTGACAATGGATTCCGTGGTGCTTGCTCACAAGCAAGAGAACTTCGCGGGCGCGTGAGAAGATTCTTCAGAGGTTTCGACGGTGTTCAAACCAACTTCAAACTGACCACTGGTAATGGTGATCCTTACTTCCCAGATCCCGCTGGTCATATGATGATCTTTGTGAATGGTATTCTGCAACCTCCTGGTGGTAGCAACGCCTACACAGCGTTCTCCGACAACATCCAGTTCACCGAAGCACCTGCCGTTGGTTCTACTTTCCACGGCGTCTACGTGGGTAAACTGAGACAGTTGGATGACATCTCCTTCGACTTCGACTCGCTGAGAAACTCCTTCAACCTGAAACTGGGTGGCGTGTTCTACTCGCTGACACTGACTGATGGTGTTCAGTCCAACACGATCAAACCTGAGAACAACATCATTTGCCAGTTGAACGGTGTTATTCAGGAACCTGGAATCGGTTTCGAGATCGTTGGTTCTAGAATCATCTTCTCTGAGATTCCTCGCGCAGGTTCGACCTTCGTTGCCTTCTCATACATCGGTTCTGACGTTGACGTTATCGCGGCAACGGTTGTTCCCCCGATTGAAGCGGGTGATATTCTCCAGATCGAAGGTGAAGATGAGTCTAGAACTGTCGCTCTGATCGAATCTTCCAACTCCTTGATCACGTTTGAATACTCGGGCGCAGTTCGCGGTCGTAATGGTCAGGCATTGGCAGAAATTGAGAAGGGTCGTGTGATTGAAGCAATCCTCACCAATTCTGGTGATGGTTATAGCGACAGACCTCAAGTCGATGTGGTTTCCTCCTCTGGTTTTGGTGCTCGCATCAAGGCACTTGTTGGTCTCGCACGCATCGACGTGAAGAATGCTGGTCAAGGTTATACATTGCCCAGAGTCGCAGTTAATACAACTGTTCCCGACACATTCCTTGGTCCCACAGGTGCTGCGTTGAACGGTGGTATTGACATCTATGATCCCAACTACGTTCCCCCTGGCGATGAAACTCCTCAGGGTGAGAGAGCAATCGTGATTGAATCCCAACCCGTTAACACCACAGTCAACCAGGGTGAGACCGCATCCTTTACGGTCATTGCTTCCACAAACCCCACTGGTGGGTCTATCGCCTACCAGTGGCAGAAGAAGGACTATGGATCTACAGAATGGATCAACATTGATGGCGCTACATCACCCACTTACGTTACTCCTGCAACCACTCAGGCAGATGGCGGTGATGAGTATCGCGTTGGTATCACATCGCCTGGCGCAACACCTGTCCTGTCCAACTCTGCAGTCCTCGGTATTAACATTGGTGCTACGGTGATCTCTGGATTTACCGCTGACCAGATCTTTGACGACAACTAAATAGTTAAAAAAGGAAATGGCAGCTACTGGTAGTTACAATGCAGTAACAGACATCCTTACCGTAACAGGGGATGGTATACCCACCCCTGTTGGGTATGGTACTTTTCCTAATGTAAACAACCCCAATTCGGTAACTAGTTATTCGTTTCAACACGCCTTTACGGAAAGGGGTGGTGATAATACAACGAATAGTCAGTCAATTCCATTGGGGATTGTTGGTATTAGTGCGAATGGTGTCGCATTCTTCAACCCGAGTGCTGGCGGCGGCGGAAATCCTCCCCAAGGATTTCAATATGTCGCTGCTGGTAATGAAGCACAAATAAGTTTTGGCGAAGATGATTGTGGTGGTCACCCCGAGCAGTCTGGTCAATATCACTATCACGATTCTCACTTTCTAGATTGCTGGAAAGAGAATCAGGTGATGGCTGGATATAATGATTACTATGGATCGTCCCAATACAAGGGCGATAATATGCGTCACCCTGATGGACATTCCAAGATCCTTGGTTATTGCTTTGATGGGTATCCTGTGTATGGACCATATGCATATAATGATCCAAATAATAATGAGTCCCCAATTACAACTATGGGGACTGGATATAAGTTGCGGGAGACTGAAGCAGTAAATCGCCCATCATACGGGACTTATCCTGCTGGCGCATTCATTGAAGATTACATTTATGATGTAGATCTTCCTGGCAGACATTTGGATCTTTATAATGGTCGTTTTGGAGTTACCCCAGAATATCCCTCTGGAACATTTGCATATTTCGTATCTGTTCATAGAGATGAAACTGAGACAGTCACGTATAATGTGACTGTCACTGCTGAGGATGATGGGAATAAGTATCGTCTCAACGGTAATCTTTATCCAGATCTTGAACTGATCCGTGGTAGTACATACATATTCAATCAGGACGATTCCAGTAACAATGTACACCCATTCCATTTCAGCACATCTGAAAATGGTATTCACGCATCGGGATCTCCTTACAATACTGGCGTGACCTATTACCACGATGGTGTAGAGGTGACGTATGAAGAATATTGGAATATTAGTAATTTTACCAACGCCGCGACTCGTAGAGTACATTTTACTGTACCCAATGATGCACCAAATACTTTGTATTACTGGTGTTATTGGCACGCCAATATGGCAGGGTCTTCCACAGTTACTGTTAGAGATAATAAGTATGGAATACCCCAATTCCCATTTATATTTGGTTTAGCATCGAAAGAGCAGTTATCAATTCCTGCCAATCAAGGTATTGGTCAGGGTGAAACAACTCCGCCCCCGTCTGGAGGTGGTGGTGAGCCAGAAGTGCCTTCACTTGTCATCAACAATCAACCGACAAACTCAACGGTTTCGGCATCGAGTCCAGTTTCTTTCACAGTCGTTGCTGAAGTGCAACCCGAAAATGGTCCGATCAACTATCAATGGCAAGTCTCATCTGATGGTGGATTTTCCTGGTCCAACATAACAGGTGCTCATTCATCAACATATACCTTTATTGCTCTGTCGTATATGACAGGATATAGGTATCGTGTCATCCTTACTGGTCCTATTGGAGCACCTGCATCGGCATCTAACTCTCCACTAGCATCGAACCTGGTGATCTTGACGGTCACTGGTTCGGATAGTGAAATCGATCTAACAGCAATCCTCAGATTGGATAGTGGTGATGGTCGATTTGATATGACGGCAGTCACTGTAGATAGAGATAATAACAACCCAACTTTTGCAACAACAACAGTTAGATTCGATGATTCTAGCTATGACTTTGACCTTACATAAATAACACCGTAGGAACCCTCCCAATTATGGCTAAGCAGAACCTCAATATTGGCGTCTCCGCTAACGACGGAACAGGTGATACTCTAAGAGATGGCGCTATTAAACTAAACAACGTCATCAACGAGTTGTATAATTACCTCGGAGATCAGACCAATCTGCAAATCAGTATTGGTTCTCCTTCGACGAACCAAGTTCTGAAGTGGAACGGCAGCGTTTTCACTGAGGGTCAACTTGCACTATCAAACCTCACCGACATTGATGTTGGTGGTTTGACCAATGGTCAGGTTCTGAAGTGGAATGATGCAAACTCTCGCTGGCAACCTGGCGATGACCTTCAGGGTGGTACTGGTGGTACTGTAATTGACAACCTTGCCAATAATGGCAGCGGCGACATTGTTGTTAGTGCAGATATTCTTCCAAACAGCGATGTTACATATGATCTGGGTTCCCCTACACTCAAGTTTCGTGACATCTATCTGAGTGCAGCAACCATCTGGTTGGATGATTCTGGTCTCAGTACAGATACTGCAACTCAAGAAATCACCAAGAAAAAGAAAGGGCAGCATCTAGTCAATAGCATTGATACTGGTGCAACTCGCACTATTGCGGCAAAACTCACTACCGAAAACTCTACTGAGCAAGAGAAGTTCCACAATCGCTTCTCTGTTATGAAGGCAAATACCAAGTTGGAACTCATCGATTCCGCTGGTCTAAAAGCGTCCGTTACATTTCTCGATTATACAGCAGAGAGTGGTCCTGCTCGTGCGTTCATCAGAGTCTCTGCTACTGGTCTAAACGCATCTCAAGAACTTTCGGTTACCAACCCGATTCACATTGTATCCCTCAACCGTATGGTTTCTGAGGATGAAGAGGGTAAAATCGATCTGGGTGGTGACCTCACCTTTGGTACTGGTCGCTCAATGAAGATTGATGAGGATGGTATTCTTGAACTCCCCGCAAGTGGGTCTATTCGTTTCGGTGATCAGGCATCAACAAAGACAATTGCTCTCGATGTTGATGGTAATTTGGATCTTGCTGCTGGCACAGAGATTCGTTTTGGTGGCGATGCTAACAAGGCAATTAAGTTCGATTCCAACGGCAACTTAGAAATTCCAGAATCTTCGGAAATTCGCTTTGGTAATAGTGGAACCAAGAAATTAGCGATGGATGAGAATGACAATCTTGTCCTCCCAACAGATGCAGAAATTAAAGTTGGTACTAAGCGTATCAAAATTGATACCAATGGTGAACTTCAAGTTGCAAATGACGGTACAAACTTTGAAGATTCTGACGGTGGATTCCGTCGTCAAATCAACAACGCTCCTGGTGGTTCGTCGTTGATTAAGGGTCACGATAATGCGACTATCTACAAACCATCCCCAACACTTCTGTTCAGATTCTCTGGTGTTGGTAGCACTGCATACAATGTTCAAGGACCAGGTTTCCCTGGAAGTGGTACTCAGAATGCGACCATAGTGTTATATCGTGGTTTTACTTACGATCTCCATAGTGTTTCTGGTGCTACACACCCCCTGAGAATCCAAGCAACAACTGGTTTGGGTCAGTCTGCATATACCACTGGAGTTACTGGTTCTGAGTCTGGATTGCAGTCCTTCACAGTTCCTATGAACGCTCCCAATACACTGTATTATCAGTGCACAGTCCATAGCGCAATGAACGGTACATTCGATATTCGTTGATAAATGGCAAGAACAGTTCCTGGATCTGGTGCAATCATTGTTCCAGTCTTTAATAGCATTTATGGTGTTAAAGACGTTTTTGTGGAGGATGGTGGTTCTGGATATAATCCATCCGATCCTCCACAGTTGAAGATTGCAAACTGTGGTGCGCCCATTCGCGAAGCGGTTTTAGAACCAGTAATCGCGAATGGGCAAATTGCTGCGGTCAAAGTGTTAGACCCAGGTGAAGGATATGATCCATTTAGAATCGAAATCGATACTGATGGTATTGGAACTGGTGCTGTTGCAAAAGCAATTCTATATGAAGAAGATAGATTTGATATTAACGGCAACCTGATTGCACCAGCAGGTTCGATTCAATACATTCAAGTCCTTTCAAATGGCGATGAGTATTATAATTCTCCAACAACAGCAACGGTAAGAGGTGGTGGTGGATCTGGTGCCGAACTTCGTCCTGTTACTGGTCTTGTTACTGGTCTTAGTTTAGAGAATCCTGGATCTAACTACGAACTTGGTGACATTAACCTCATCATCTCTGGTGGTGGGGGTCAAGGTGCAACGGGTGTTGCTGAAGTCGATGAATTCGGGGTTGTCAAACAAGTTAGAGTAACCAATCCTGGAGAATTCTATGAAACTCCCCCCGTTATTCTATTAAATGGTGGTGGTGGATCTGGCGGTAAAGCAATAGCAAACTTAAATCTTGGATCTATTTCATCTATCGATATTACAGATCCTGGCGGTGGATATTCGTCATCACCATCAGTGCTGTTTACACGAACAACAGACTTAACCAGAGCATCTAGAAACAGACAGTCATTCAACTCAACTCTGTATAACATTACTGGTTTGTTGGCGGATGTTAACGAAAATGATGATACAGTCTATGTTCAAACAACCACCCCATATCCAGGATCGGGTAAAATTCTTATCGGAAGAGAAATTATCCGTTATACAGGTAAAACACTTACATCATTTACTGGATGCGATCGTGCACTCAACTTCCGATATGATCAGAAGGTAACTCTAGATTCTCTCGCTAACGACAGTTACGGCATATCCCAATACAACTTCAATGTTGGTGATAGAGTTGTTAGGACAAATGAAAGTGCATCCAACAAAATTGCTCGCGTTTATGATTGGATTCCAGAACAAAGAGCACTATTTCTCACCTTTGAGGTTGACGAACTAGCATTTATTGATGGTGGTTCGTCTCAAGTTAAGTCCCAGGTGATTGACTTTAGTGGTGGTGTTGGATCTGCAACCGCTACAGGTGTGTCTCCACACACAATTGTTGATAGAGCAAATAGCAGAATTGTCACACTGACTGTTCCCATTAGTTATATCCAAGATAAAGCATTTGAAGATATTGCCGAATTGGATGGTCTTGGCGATGGTATTCCTGATCTGATTAACGCGAATACCGATTTTGAGGGTGAGATTAGTCTTGACGGTGGTATTGCATCTTCACTATATGGTATTGAAGAAACTGTGGGTGGTCAGAATACAACCCTATTTGCAGTTGGCGATCAGATGACTGATAGTTCTATACCCCCATTAGCACCTACAGTTTCCGTTGCAGGTGATCTTGGTGATGGTGATGTACACGATGCTGTAGTTATATTTACATTCCGTGTTATTGCTCCAACTACAAGCAATTATGTGATTGGTGAAACTGTAACTGGATCTATTACGGGAATCACTGGAACAGTTGAGTCCTGGAATATTGAAACTATGGAATTAACGATTGGTAGTGTTGTTCCCAGTTCTGGCAATTACCTTTGGAATAAGAATGAAACTGTCACAGGATCGCAATCTGGCGTAACTGGAACCATACAACAAATTAACTATCCATCATTTGTCAGAAACGAACCCGACTAACCACCATAAATAAAGAGAAGGCAGAAACTGTCCAATGGCACTACTTACCGACCAATTTAGAATTTTCACAGCAGAAAAATTCATTAAGTCGCTTGAAGGTCCTGATAAGAACCAAAGCGATATTGCTGCTGGTGCGAATAGAGATCGTCTTTATGTTTTCATTGGACGCCCTCAGGAATGGGATAACGAGAATAATCCTCCTACACCAGTTGACTCTTTCCAAGAGTTTTCTGATTCATTCGATGATATGATCTCGATGAAGCGTGTTCTTGCGAACGATGCTATTCAGGTTATTCGTCGTATCGACTGGATTCCCCCCGAGCAAACTACTGGTGGTTTGGGTTATGTGTACGATATGTATCGTCACGACTATTCTTCCTCCAAAACTGCATCTTCTGGTGCAACCAAACTGTATGATTCTGACTTCTACGTGGTTAACTCCTCGTATCAAGTCTATAAGTGCATCTATAATGGTACCTCCCCCAGTGATCCCAACGGTAAGCCTTCAACCGTTGAACCCACTGGCACTTCAACTTCCATTATTACCACTGCTGATGGGTATCGTTGGAAGTATATGTATACTGTTCCTGTCGGTCAGGTGCTGAAGTTCTTTTCTGGCGACTATATGCCAGTGTTGAGTGATACTGCGGTTATCTCTGATGCTGTTGGTGGAGAAATCGACACGGTTGTTATCCAGTCTTCTGGTTCTGGTTATAACAATGGTACCTACGAAAATGTTCCTATCAAAGGCGATGGTACTGGTGGTCGTATCTCTATCGTTGTTGATGGTGGTCGCATCGTTTCTGCAACAGTGACCTCTGGTGGTTCTAACTATTCTTTCGGTAAAGTTATTATCGATGAAGTGAATGGTATCGGTTCTGGTACTGGTTCTGGTGGTGCTATCGACGTTATCATTCCCCCGAAAGGTGGTCACGGTTCTGGTCCGCAAGTTGAACTTGGCGGTTTCCGTGTGATGATTAACACCAAGTTCACCTATGATGAAGGTTCTGGCGATTTCCCAACTGACAACGACTATCGTCGTATCGGTTTGGTGCTGAATCCTCTGAAGTATGGTACCGAAGAATTGGCAGACGCTATCACAATTTCTGCTACAAATGCTGTGATCTTCTCGCCAGATTTCACAGGTTCGTTTAACACTGACGAAATCATCACTCAGACACGTACTATCGGTGGTCAACAAGTGACTGCTCGTGGACGAGTGGTTTCTTGGAATAACACAACAAAAGTTTTGAAGTATTATCAAAACCGCATTGACGGTATTTTCCCAGAAATTTCTGGTAACAAGACTGTCTTTGACGGTGGTAATACAGTTGTGGGTTCTGGTTCTGGTACTTCTGCCGATCCAGACATCAACTTCCCAATTGTTCCTGGTGATGGAACTCGTATTATTAACAACACTGAATATGACTTGGGTATGTCTTTCACTTCTGGTTATGCAAGACCCGAAGTTAAAAAAGACTCTGGAAAAGTTATCTACATAGATAATAGGAGAGCGATCTCTCGCGCTGGCGACCAAATCGAAGACATCAAGATCGTAGTAGAGTTCTAAAACAATGCCTCAGAATACCAATCTGAATATCTCCCCTTACTTCGACGATTTCGATAAGGCGGACAATTTCTACCGAGTGCTTTTCCGTCCTGGGTATCCCATTCAGGCACGAGAACTCACAACGATGCAATCTCTGTTGCAAAACCAGATTGAATCGTTTGGTACCCATATGTTTAAGGATGGCTCGATGGTCATCCCAGGTCAGGTTGGTTACGATCTTGATGCGAAGGCAATTATACTTCAAGAGTCTTTCCTTGGTGCTGACATTGAGCAATACAGAGCACAACTTGACGGCAAGATCATTGAAGGTCTGACGACAGGTGTTAAAGCAAAAGTTCTGTTCTCTATCCCAGCATCCGAATCTGATAGAGGTTACATTACAATTTACCTGAAATATTTGACATCTGGCGGTGAAGATAATGATGTTGCCACGTTTGTTAATAACGAACAACTCATTTGTGAATCGGAAATTACTTATGGCAATTCTCTAATCGAGATTGGCACACCATTTGCACAGATGCTCCCAACCAATGCTACAGCAATTGGTTCTACAGCATCCATTGCTGCTGGTGTCTACTTCATCCGTGGTTACTTTGTTGACGTTTCTGCTCAAACAATTGTTCTTGATCAGTACGGAAACAACCCCTCATATCGTATCGGTCTGGAAATCTTTGAGTCTATTGTTACTCCAGAAGACGATCCAGAACTCAACGATAACGCAACTGGCACTTCTAACTACTCTGCTCCTGGTGCTCACCGCTTCAGAATCAGAACTTCCTTGGTTAAGAAGGTTATCGATGATGATACCGATAAGAACTTCCTCGAACTTCTGAGAATCAACAAATCTCAGATCGAATCTTTTGTTGAAAGAAGCGCATATAATGAAATGGCAAGAGAACTTGCCAGAAGAACATATGATGAGTCTGGTGACTATACCGTCCGAGATTTTGATGTTCGTATTAGAGAACACCAGAATGATGGTATCAATAATGGCGTATATCTCCCTGGCGAGGTTTCCCCTGGTGGAATCTCATCTTCGGAATCTTATTATTCTGTTGAGGTTGGTCCTGGTAAAGCATATGTTCGTGGATATGAGTCAGAAACTCTGACTCCGACCTTTGTTGACCTGATCAAACCCAGAACTACTGTCGGTCTGCAGAACTCGATCATTCCGTTTGAACTCGGCAACTATATGCTGATGAATAACGTGAAGGGTTCTCCGATTGTAAACGGTAATAACATCACTGCAAACTATCAAGTTGTTGAACTTCGTGACGTTGCACCTAATAATGTTCTGACTGCATCTGGACGTGTTATTGGTTATGCACGTGTGGCAGCATATGAGTATCATAGTGGAACAAATGTCAACTCAACTTCGACTGTTTTCAAAGCATACCTGTTTGACATTCAACCGCTCACACTATTTAAGATGAGCAATAATGTGACTCTTTCGCAGGGTCACGTTATTCGTGGTCGTACTTCCAGAGCAAAAGCATTTGTCGAAGGTGATGTTGCTGGTGGTAGCCTGTTTAGTGTTTATCAGGTTTATGGTACTTTCCGTGCTGGTGAAGTTATCGAACGTGATGGCGTTGAAATTGGTACCTTGGATGACCTCTTCCAATATGAGGTTACTGATGCAAAAGGTATTACTGGTAGAGATCCCGACACTAATGCAATTGTCTTTGCAGGTGATTTTGTTCTCGATCAAGAAACAGTTATCCTCGGAACAAACTTCAGTGTCCCCAACACTGGCAGTGGCACTTTGACTGGTACACAATCCAATTTCACGTTGGATCTGCGTCCTGGTGATATTCTCACTGCAAATGGCAGTACCACACTACAGGTCAATCTTATCAATACCAGTGGTAGTAGTATTGCCAATAAAGTTACCAATGCGACTACGGTGGGGTATTCTAGTGGAAGTGTTGTAGCAGATGATTATGCATTCTTGGTTCGTCGTCGTGTACAAGTTTATGATCGTGAGACTGCCGATCTTCTGATCGAGATGCCCAAGGATTCGATCAATAATATTTCTGACGAATCTGCAATCGTTGCACGCTCTTTTGATGACATCACGGTTACTGGTGCAAACGACTTTACGATCTCTCTACCTGCTGACGAACAGTTCCTGGCATATGATAAGGACCATTATCAACTGGTGTCTCTTGCACCTACCACAGGTACATTGATTGATATTGAAAATAATATTACATTCAATACAACTGGTACACCCAGAACATCTCTGACTGTTTCTGGTCTTGCTGGTATCACTTCTTGCCGTCTCATTGCTTCTGTGTCTAAAAACCAGGCAGAGAAGAAACTGAAGAATGCTACCGAAATGGAAGTGATGAAGGTTGAGCGTACTGCAAATTCTTCAGATAACGTTAAGTATGGTCTGACATACGGATCTCTATATGGTACCCGTATTGAAGATGAAGAAATTTCACTTGGTTGTACAGACGTTTATAAGATTCACGCAGTTTATGAATCCGCAGATGACAATGCTGCTGTGATTCCCAACCTGACAATGCAAGATGCTACCATCTTCCAAAAGGGTACCATCATTGAAGGTCAAACATCTAAGGCAAAGGCAAGGGTTGTAAACTTCAATCCAGTGTCTTATGTTTGCCACTTTGTGTATGAGAATGATTCGTTCTTTATCCTCGGTGAGACAATCCGTGGATTCGATGCAAACAATAATGTCATTACTGGTTTGGTAAATGATGCTGAGGGATCTGTCAATAATGGTTCTCGCAACATTACCGATTCTTTCTTCCTCGATGTTAACCAGCAAGGACATTACTATGACATTTCTAAACTGATTCGATATGCTGGATCGACATCACCGTTGCGTAAGTTGATGGTTGTCTTCAACAGATTCACTCACGAAGCAACTGGCGACTACTTTGCATCCCAATCTTACGTCGGTATCGATTATAAGGATATTCCGACGGTCAAATTCAATGGTGAAACACGTAATCTTAGAGATGTCCTTGATTTCAGACCTGCTGTTACTCCTGTTCTATCTGGTTCTGGTACTGTTGGTAGTCCGTACTATGTGAACTGTGCATCTTTGGACTTCAAAGATCGTGGTTTCTCCTCTGGTGGTGTGGCTAATAACGCTACGGTCATTGATATTCCGAAACCCGAATCCGATTTCCGTTGCGACTATGACTATTATGTTGGTCGTATCGATAAACTGTTCCTGACTGATCAGCAAGAGTTCAAGGTTGTTAAGGGTATCCCTGGTGAAAAAGATGATATTCCTACAAACATTGATAATGCGATGCTTCTGGCAACATTCTATCACGAAGCATATGGTTATAGACCCGAAAACGTCCACATCATTCGGGAAAATAATCGTCGTTTCACGATGAAGGACATTGGTTATATTGAAAGACGTGTTGACAACCTCGAATATTACACCTCGCTGAGTCTCCTCGAACTCGAAACTGCTCAATTGTCCATTAAGGACAGCGATGGTTTCGATAAGTTCAAGAACGGATTCCTGGTTGATAACTTCACATCTTTCGATTCTGCAGATACTTCACAACAAGATTTTGCTTGTGCACTGGACTTTGGTGAAGGTCTTCTGCGTGCATCTCACTACACTACAAATGTTCCCCTCGAATTTAATGTAAATGCATCTTCTGGAGTTACTCTCCACGAAACTGGCACTCTGACTCTTCCATACGAAGAAACTCAGTTCATTGTTCAACCATATGCATCTCGTGTTGAGAACGTTAACCCGTTCAACGTGTTTGCATACATCGGTCGTCTTGATCTCTTCCCCTCGTCTGACGACTGGGTGGATAGCAGAAGAGCACCCGATCGTGTGGTGAACCTGGAAGGTGATTTCACGGCAACAATGCTTCGCCTTGGTGCTGACCAGAATACAGGTTTTGCTCCTGTTCAGTGGAACGCTTGGAGAACTAACTGGACATCAAACTCCAGTAGATCGAGTTCTCAGTTTATGCGTCGTGGTAACTGGCCGTTCATTAGAAGAATCAACAGCACAACATCTACAAGCGTTAGTTCTCAAACAAGATCTGGTCTTAGAACTCGTGTTGTTCCCAGAATTGACCGTCAATCTCTTGGAGACAATGTGATTGAAAGAACGGTGATTCCTTTCATCCGTTCTAGAAATATTGCATTTGCTGTTCAGCGCCTCAAACCATACACCAGATTCTATGCATTCATTGACAATGTTGACGTAAATTACTACTCAACTCCCAAACTGCTTGAAGTAACGAAGAACCCAGTTGACGATGTTCGTACAAACGATACACCGTTTGTTACTGGAGAAACCGTTATCGGTCAACAATCTGGATGTAGATTGAAGATTGTGAATCCCAATGAGGGATTTGATGATGGTCTGTCTCCTTACGACAAGTCGGAACTTCCTTCCTCTTATGCTTCTACCACACCTCTACTGAATATCGACACTAAGATTATGTCGGAGACGGTTGCTGGTGACTACTATGGTAACCCAATTGAAACCGAGATTCTGGTGGGTCAAACCTCTGGTGCTCGTGCTGTGGTCAAGAAAAAGCGTTTGGTTGCAAATACCAACGGTGACCTCAACGGCATTATGTGGATTCCCAATCCTGCGGTCAATACTAACCCCAGATTTGCAACTGGCACTCGTGTCATCCGTCTGACAACTTCTGCTACAGATTCTCGCATTCCTGGTCAAGTTGACTCTGCAGCATCTGCAAACTATGTTGCATCTGGTATCTTGGAAACCAAGCAGCAGACAATTCTTGCAGTTAGAAATGCAGATCTTGTAAGAGATACTGTGACACAGAACCGTGTTGTTTCTAGTAGCAGCACATCCACTCGTGATACTGGTTGGTACGATCCCCTGGCACAATCCTTCTTGGTTGAGTCTAAGGGTGGTGCATTCCTGACGGGATGCGAACTGTATTTCAATACAAAGGATGAAAGAATTCCTGTTTCTGTGCAGGTTCGTGAGATGGCAAATGGTTATCCAACCACCAAAGTTTTGGCATTCTCCGACGTTACTCTGCTTCCCTCTCAGGTCAACCTTTCTGAGAATGGTACCGTTCCTACCAAGTTTACATTCCAATCTCCAATCTATGTGACAGAAAATCGCGAGTATTGCCTCGTTGTTCTGTCCGACTCTAACGAATACAAACTCTGGATCTCCAGAATGGGTGAGGATGATGTAACTAGCGATAGAACGATCTCCGAGCAACCTTATGCTGGTGTTCTGTTCAAGTCTCAGAACGCATCTACTTGGACTGCTGACCAGTACGAAGACCTTAAGTTTATCCTGCATAAAGCAGAATTTGCTACTGGTACTAGCGGTACTGCAGTGTTCAACAACGCTAAACTTGCATTGGGTAACTCTGGTATTGCACAACTTCGCAATAATCCAGTCACCACCTTGAAACCTCAAGTGAAGATTGTTCTTAGCGATCACGCTGCAAACTTCACTATCGGTGCTGAGATCACTCAAACTGATACTTCACCTGTTCCTTCTGCGATTGTTCGTGAAGTTGTCCAAGGTGTTCAAGGTTCATCGAACGCATATATCATCGTTGATGATGTGAATGGCACCTTCCGTGAAGGTGTTGCTTCTGGTTCGTCGTTCATCTATAGATTGGTTTCTTCCAGATCTATCGCAAACATCACTTTGACTGGCGTTACTGGAACTTTCACTGTTGATGAACCCATCACAAATGGTTCTGGTGCATCTGGTATTGTGACTAATTGGAATTCTGGTACTGGTGTTGTCACAATCAAGTCTGTGACTGGCACCTTTGCTGATGGTGATCCTGTTACCCAGGAAATTAACCAAGTTACTACTGGTTCTGGTACCATCGGTTCCAGCGGAGTTGCTCTGAGTGGTGATGACATCAACGATTATCCCGCTGCACCAATTTCTTACTTTAATGATGCTAAGGAAATCACGATTGCACACGCAAACCACTGTATGCACGATGTTGCAAACAACGTGAGAATCAGCGGTGTGATCTCGGAAGTTTCTCCAACCGTAGTTGACTCTGCTTACCATACCAATGGTATTACTGCAACAGATGGTGTTAGTGGAACATTCTCACTTCACGTTAATGACGCGGCTGCATTCCACACCGTGATCAACGGTGCTGGTGTTTCTACCAGCAATCCTGGTTATATCGTGATTCGCGATCCTGAAATTGGTCAGCGTCATTTTGAAATCATTGAATATAGTAGCATTTCTTCTGACGGTAAGATTATCACCCTCCCATCTGGTTCTCGTGGTAAGGATGGTACAGCTGCACTCGCACACAGTGCCAACAGCATTGTTGAGTGCTACAACCTTGATGGTATCCCACTAACAGAAATCAACCGCCTACATACCCAAGTTGGATCTCCAACATTGGATAGTTATAAGTTGGCAGTTACCTCGGTTTCCAGCAGTGGCATCACAAATGGCGGATCTAACGTGACGGCAACTCAGAACATTCAGTTTGAGCAATTCCTTCCTCAAATTCAGATGAACCAGTTCCCAGAGACTGATGTTATTCCAAGATTGAACGTTGTTTCTGGTACTTCTATCAAGGATGGTGCAAATGTTGATGATGCATCGTTCATTAACGATGGTGTGTATCTTGATTGTATTGCAAATGAGGATAACTATCTGACATTCCCCAAACTGGTATGTTCGCAAGTTAATGAGGATGCGAAGTTGAGTGGTTCCAAGTCTCTCAATATGCAACTTTTGCTGAGCACAGAAAACAGTGCACTTTCTCCCGTGATTGATACTGATCGTTGTTCACTCATTACAACATCAAACAGAATCAATGAAGTTGCTCAAGGTAATAGTGATGCTGAGAAGAACGCTGGTGACAAGAACGATGCAGTTTACATCACTAAGGTGATCAATCTGTTAAATCCTGCAAATACTTTGAAGGTTCAGTTTGAAGCTTGGCGTCATCCTGAAACTGAAATTTATGTGATGTATCGCATTCTTCCTATTGGTACTTCCCTCTCCTTCGATGAGATTGGATATACATATTTTAACGGGAACGGTAAAGAGAACAAAACAGTTCAAAAGACTGAATCGTATCTCCTCCGCGATCTGGAGTATACTCTAGAGTCTTCTCAAGAGTTTACATCTGCACAGGTTAAGATTATTATGACATCTAAGAACCAAGCATATGTTCCCAACATTAAAAACCTTCGCGTTCTTGCACTGAGTGACCTCTAAAAAATACATTCCAGTTGACGGACATCCCGACTTAGTTCGGGATTCCTCTTCTGGTGCCATTCTAAATACAAAAGCGACACCTCCTGGCACTGCGGCAAAAGCACGTAGAGCCAAAGATAGAAAAGTCGATGACTTGAAATCCGACGTGGATGTGCTAAAATCTGATATGTCGGAAATCAAAACCCTACTGAAAACATTATTGGAGACAAAAAATGACCGCTGATGTGACTGAAACTGTTGACCAGGAAAAACTCCTTGGTGATTTCAAAGCACGCTACCAACAACTTCTTGAAGATAATAAGAAAATGGTAGAGCAAATTAAGGCAAACGAAAGTCAAGCACTTAAACTTCTCGGCGCAATTGAAACTCTGGAATACCTTACGCAAGGACCAGAAGTTGATAATGTAGACGCTGAATAAACTCTTGGACCCGCAAGGGTCCTTTTTTAATGCGTATAAATATCTGAGAGGCATATCCTGTCCGTCCACGGATACTTCCACCTGATTTCAAATGGCAAATAGAATTCAATTAAGGCGTGATGGTGCTCAGCAGTGGGCGAACATCAACCCAATCCTTGCTCAAGGCGAACTCGGAATCGAAATTGATACGTCACGTATTAAGATCGGAGATGGTGTTACGCCGTGGAACTCTCTTAAGTATGAGCGACCACTAGAGACTGAATCAAACGCTGCTAATACTCTTGTTAAGCGTGACGCAGACGGTAACTTCCAAGCAGGTGCCATTACTGCTACGTTGATTGGTAATGCCTCTACCGCAACTCGTTTTGCTAACGCACGTCAAATCCAGTTAACAGGTCAAGTTACTGGTTCTGGTTCTTTCGACGGTTCTGCGAACCTATCACTGAACACTGACCTGTCGCTTATCACAACACTACCACACTACGATCCCAACAACCCCAACGCAGAGGCACTTTATACACGGGTTCGCGTTAATTCTCAGGGTCGTGTTGTTGGTGCTGAACTTGCGTCTACTCTTGCAGACTATGGTATCACCGATGCTCAGGGATTGGATGCTGACCTGACATCTCTTTCCGATTTGACAACCGTTGGCATTCTTGTTCGTGCCTCTCAGGGTAATATTGTTACAAGAACACTGACTGGTGGTGGCGGTAGAATCATCTTCACCGTTCCTGACGGTACTTCTCAGAACCCATTTATTGACTTGGCAGATACCACGGTTGTGGTGGGTTCTTACAACGTTGAATCTCTCACATCTGTTGGAACTGGTAGTGAGACGGTTAACGCTACAAGATTCACTGTTGATAGATACGGTCGTCTTACAGCAGCACTTACTGTTCCCATTGCTACAGCGACTGAAGGTAGTAAGTATGCCGCATATGATGCAGGCACTGCATATTCCCGTTACGATATTATTGAAGAGGGTGGAAAGGTATATCAAGCATATGTTGACATCGTTGCTGGTGCAGGTTCACCTACC